CTGGAGATGAGGGAGGAGATTGGAATACAAAAATTAAAGAGAGTCCAGGAGGAGAATACATAAGAGCTCCTTTTGACTTTCCACAACTTGCACCTGAATTGTATGGTATGGCATCGTCACAAATGTTTGCATATCAACCTACGGACTATACAGCTCCGTACTTGATGCCTCAGACATTAAACATACAACCACAGTTACAAGATATAGACAACTCTTATACAGCCGCTATTAATGCAGGAGCAGATCCAAACACAGCATTAATTGCAACCTTAGGAGGAAAGCAAAGAATCTATTCAGAGAAGCAAAACTTTGATGCACAACAAAGAGCAGCTACTGACCAATACAATGCACAAGCACGTTGGCAGGAAGATGTGTATGATATGCAATCTTTAGACAAAGTGTACAATACTTTGATTGCACAAGCTGACGATGCTGTTACATCACAACGTCAAGCATTGGTTGACTCTGCGGCTAAGAAACGTGAGATGTACAATCAGGAAGAGAATCGTAAAGCATTGTATATTAATAACTTTGTAAGAAATTATAAAGTAGATGGTAAGACGGGAGCAATTACTGTAAATCCCGATACTGTTACAAATTTGGTAGACTTGGGTGAGATGTTGTATGGAAATCAAACAAAACTTAATTCTAAAAAATCTACTGAGTCAACTACAACTACAACAACTAAATAATTAAACTATGGCTATTTCAGCACAACATACCAGATTTGTATCTCACGATTATATAAGTCCTTTACCTGCAGAAGACCTTATCAAGGTTGCTTTAAAGAAACAGGAAATGTATGACGAAGGTCGTCAGAAGATTAAACAAGAGGTAGACAAGTACCAACAGTTACGTAGTACTATCGTTAATGAGAATGCTCAGAAATACTTTGACCAAGAGATGGGCAAGTTTGTAAAAAATGTTAACGAGAACGCAGGACTTGACTTTGCAAACGTCAATAACGTAGAGGCTGTAATGAACATAGGCAAACCTTTAGAGAACGACAAGTATATTAAACTTGCCCTAAAGAATGGTATGGAGTATCAACGACGTACTAAAGAGTTAAGTAGTATGGCTAAAGACAGTCGTAATGCTGATAACGATTTAGTATATATGAAAGATGCTCAAGACTACATTGAGAGTGGAGGATTAGATACTGAGATTACTCAAAACAAATCTTACGAGCAGTACATAGATATCAGTAAGAAGTTGGCTGATGCAGAGAAAGATGTTCCTGCAGAAACATTTGGTGATATTGAACAAGGTCCTCAAGGATATCTAAAGCAGATTGAGTACACTCGTAAACGTCAGCAAGATATTTATGAGAGAGCTATGCAAGGAATGACTCCAGCAGAACAACGCCAACTACAGATTCACGCACAAGCGGAGATGTATAGGATGGGTGACGGAGCTGCATATCAAGTATGGATAGGACACAACAAGCAAGAGAAGATAATGGCAGAGACAACACGCAGAGAAGCTCTTGGCAGTTTGTCTTCACTAGAAAGCATTCCTCCTAAACAAAGAACAGAACAACAGAAGGAAAGCATTAAGGCACTTCAAAATATTATAGAAAGTCAAGAGTCAGTAATCAACGCTACTAAAGCAAACGTAGAGATGAACCCTGATGACTTTGATGCAGGTGAGTACACTGACTTGTTTACAAAAAGATTTATAACTGGCTTCTCTAAAAAGCTAGCCTATGAGAACACCAAAGTAGAATTGAAAAAAGACGAAGTATTTATCATTGGACTAGAGCATAGAAACAAGATTAGTCAGATTAATGCTGAAGGAGCACAAGATAGATTAACTGCTCAGTTTGAAGATGATGTTGAGAACTACAGCGTATCTAGTACTTCAACATTAGGAGGTTTAAGTGGAATACCTAACATACTAGGTAAAGGGTTTAAGTTAGATACTACTAAAACACCTGAGGAACAAATTGATTCCGTAATAAAAAATATCCAAGACAACAAAGCACTAACTGACGTCAATAAGAATGCTTACATAACTCAGTTAGTTAGTTTAAAGAAGTTATACGGAACAGCTAGAAGTGGAGCAGGAAACAGTAAAGTAGTGTTTAATAAATACGCAGGCTTAGGTCGAGTAGAAACATCTCCAACTGATTTATTAAGTAGTTCTATCTTTGATGTGATGGCTAGTGGTAAGACAATTGAAGTGTTACAGAAAAATGCTCCTAAAGCTACTGAAACTCCCGCAGAAAAGATTGCAACTAAACGAGCTGAGTTGATGGAGGGGTTTAAATCAATTTTTAAGGAAACAAAAACAGAAGCCGAGTTAAATGACTTAGTTGATGCTGCTTTAGAGAAAAAGTTAGAAGGCAGTAATTAAATTTAAATATAAAACATGTTTACTCCAGGTACCATAAAAGCAATAGGACTTATGTCCAAGGGTGTAAGTGCGGACAAAGCATTTAGTGAAGGTAATCAAGTTGATAATCAAGCTGCTGCAGTAAGGACTAATTTCTACGCTAACAATACGTTAGGTGTTTATCAGTCTATGGGTGTTTCCGCTGCTCCTGGTTTACCTAAACCTGCAACATCTTCAACCCCTTCTAAAGCTCCTGTTATTCCTAATAAGTCATTAACGGAAATGATTACTAGTGGGGAGTACAAAAGAAACATACCTGGTCCACCATCTTTAGATGCATCAGGTAATGTAATTCCTGCAGCACAAAAAAAACTTACTGCTTTTTATGACCAGAAGTTTTCTTTAACTCCTGAAGAAGAATCAGCAATTCATGTCAAGAATACTTTTGATCCTTTACAAGTATATGGAGGAGAGTTAACAAAAAATACTTGGGGTATTACTGATAAGAACTCTCAGATCAAAGCTGCTTCCGAACAAGTTGCTAAACTTTTAAACAAACAGTTTAAAGATAGTGACGCTATGGTAGCTTCGGAACAATACGCGGCTTATAATAAAAACATATTTAAAGAGTTAAGTGACCGAGGCATTGTTTCAAAAGAAGCTTATAAGGAAAGTGAACAGGCTGTATTAGAAGAGAGGGTAGCGGCTACAGGAAGATATGCAAATCTAAAATCAGCAGCTACTAAGTTTTTAACTAGTGATACTGATGTTGAGGAAATAAAAGCTTCTAAACAAGTACTAGATGCACAAATAGAAAAAGGATTTGCAGAATTAAATAAACCGTTTAAACCTATAAGCGGTAGTGAAGTAGATGCAAAACTACAGGCTGCAAAAAAAGCAGAGTTAACTCAACTTAGAGATGCTCTAAATAAAACTTATGAGAATAAGATACTTAACATTATAGGAGGTCAACGTACAAATGCTCTAGTAGACGGAGTGTCTAAGTCAACAAATACTGAAGAGTTTTTAAAGAGAGCAACTACTGCGGATCTTGTAGACCCAAAAGCATTTGGTGCTATTATTAGACAAGCATATCCTCATAAATATTTAAATCGCCCTTTGACTCCTAAAGATATTGAACTCGGAGGAGAAAAAGTTCTAAACGAACAGGCTTTATTAAAGTTTGAGGAAAACACAACCTTAACTCTAGGAGAAGCAATTGCAGAAAGCAGATACGACAATACTCGTAATCACATTGTAGAAACCTATCAACAACTAGGAACATATGTAAATAATGGTTTGAATCGTAAAGCCATTGAAGTTGTTCGTAGACAAGAGGCTTTAATTGCAGCTAGTAATAAAAAAGATTTAACACCTGAAGAGTACAAAAAAGTTGAGTCAGACTTTAAATCTGCTGGCAAAGAATTAGAAGTATATCAAAAGTTGATAAAAAAGACTAATCAAGATTATAGCTATGATGCTATAAAGAAAGATAAGGCTGTTAATAACTTTGCAGGTTCTTACTTAGAGGAGCAAGAGAACATGCTCAAAGAAAGTAAGCTATACTATTCAGGAGAGTTAAATGCCTTGGAGAAAGGAATGGCTATTGCGTCTAAAACTTCTGCATATATTGCTTCTGCAACTGTAAAGTTAGGTTCTCAAGCAGTCGAGTCTTTAAGTATAACGAGAGGTTGGGATGGATTAGCTACAGCAAGTAGACGTATAAGTAATTATGTGTCTCCTAGAGAGTTAATAAACTTTGACATACAAAACAATAAGGGTGAATTCCAAACAGGAAAGGACTTTTATTTTGTAGACAATGAAGGTAAACAAAACTATCAACCTACTGCGTTATTATATACAGGTGCAGAAATAGCTCCATTAGTTATAGCAACTGTTTACGGAGGTTCTGCAATTACAAGTTTGGGAGGTAGAGCGTTAAGTTCTGGTCTTAGTAGCATGACTGCTAGAGGATTAATGAGTGCTCAAAGGGCTAATCAATTTAATAGAGTACTAGCAACTACAGGTAACTACGGTCAAGCATTAAGAAGTACAGTTTCACAAAGTAGTAAGAGTATAGTACGTGCTTTAGGAGATAGAATTCCAAGTGCAATGTCTATGGGTGCACTAGTATACCCACAGCAGTTTTCAGCTACTTATAACGAGTTATATCAAAAAGGAATTAAAGACGCTAGAGGTAAAGCCCACGCCATTGCCGCTTTGACTACTGGAATAGAAATCCTTACTGAGAATATATTCCCTGACATTAAGTATTTAGATGACTTTGAAGTAAAAGGGTTTGGTAAAAACAAGTGGACAGGTAGTTTGCAACAGTACAGAACTTTATATGGGGATGTATTTGAGAAGACCTTTTCAGGCAAGACTTTAGATTACTTAGCAAGTCGTTCTCTAATGAATCTAGGTAAGGTAGGTGCAGGTGCTAGGTTTATGTTAAAGAGGGGAATCGAAGAAGGTATAGAAGAAGTAAGTGCTGAACTTATGAATAACTATGCAGACAACCACATGGGTCTTGCTGCAATGAAGGGGGAAGCTCCAAAAGAACTAGAAACTGAAGATATAGTAAACGCTTTTGCTGGAGCATTTTTAGGACCCCCAATAGGTTTAGGAACTCAAGTATCAAACTACGAAAAGAATCGTAAGACGGGACAGTTGTTTGATATTATGATGAATGCTCAGTATTACAAGAATAAAATTAATACTGAACTAAAAGCAGGTAAACTTTCTGCACAGCAGGCATCTACTGCTATTGCTAAGATTCAAGAGTTAGAAACTGTAGAGCAAGAAAACGGAATCAAGAATCTAAGAAACTTCCAAAACAACAAGGAGATTGAAACTTTGGATGACTTGATGTCTGACCCTACTATGCAGTTTGATTACTTTGAGAAAGTATTAAAGAAGCAAGACATAGATAAGAAACTTGCAGATGCTGGTACAGCTCTATATACAGACGCTCAGAGAGCAGATTTAATTAAGCAAGGAGAAGAGGCAAGTAGAACAATTAACGACTATAAAGAAAGATCTGACTTTTATGGTCAGATGACTGTTGCTGATAAGAAAGCAGTTCTAGATAAGAACATAGATAATAAAGTCAATCTATCTAGAGCATTAGATTCTCAGAATCTAGAGAACATGTCAGCTCAGATAGAACAGTTAACAGCAGAGGCTCGTGTAAATCAAAGACCTGAATACTTTGTAGAAAGTTTAAGAAGGTACAGAGACAATCTAGCACAGATTAAAACTGATAGGGTTGTAGCACAAGAGAGAGCATTTGAAGATGGTACACACAATCCTATTGTAGATCAATTAGAAAACAAAGTGCCAGAGACTTCTATCGGAGGTTTTGATACAGTAGAAGAACTAGAAGATTCTTTAGTTCAGGCAATGTTAAGTCCTGATAGAGGTAAAGAGTTGTACATGTTTTTAAGTGGGGATTTAGACAGGCACTTAGAGAATCTAGACAAAGACTCAGAGGCAGTAATAGAAAACTTTCTTGAGAACCTTAACGCTAAAACTAAAACTGCAAGTACACTAGAAGCAGAGAAAGAAGGAGAAGAGGAGACAGATCCAATCAAACGATACAGTTCTTTGAAGGATTTAAGTCCCGAGCAGTTTGAAGACTTGTCTGAGATTCTAGCAGTTATTAAGAATGAGCATGACGATTTAACAGAACGTAAGGAGAAGATAAATACTATCTTAAACGAAGCTGTGTTAAATACAGTTGCCAAAGGAAATGTAAGTATAGCACAACAAGAGTCTTTAATGGACAATGTTGCTATGAAGTTCCAAGCAATTTCTAGATTGTTGCAGGGAGACCAAGCATTTGAGCAGGGTGTATTCTACGATAAGTTTAGGTTTATAGAATTTGTTGCTGCTAATGCCGACAAGATAAACGATTACATTGCTGCAGTTAAAGCTAGTCAAACACCAGCTGATGCAAGAGAAGAAGTAACTATAGAAGAAGAAGGAGCAACCTTTACTGCACCTGAGTTACTTCCAGAAGATATAAGTGTTGAGTTTGGAGAAGGTATAAGTATACTTGAAGAAAGTCCTGTTGACTTCTCAGGTAGTTCTGTATTAGGAAATTTTGCAGACCAACAAGAATACTCAACGGCTAGAACAAAGTTAATTAATGGTCTTCTATTAGACGTATCTAACTCTCCTACACTTGACTCTGCTAAAGCAAAGATGGCAGCAGTAATGCAAGCGGCTGGAGATTCAGTAGAAAACATCCAAGAGACTTTAGACCTAATGGATACTGTAGGTAAAGGTATGCCTATTATGGAAGACACAGGTACTCACATGTTTGACATGTTGGATATTATAGGAAACTTTACAAGTAAGTTTATTGGAAAGACAGACATTGTCATTGCAGAGAACTTAGGAGTAACTCCACCAACTGAAGTTGTATCTGAAGAAGAAGTACCCGTAATAGAGGTTATTGAATTTACACCTCCTGTGATTGTAGCACCAGTACCTTTACCAGTTACCGAAGAGCAGAAGTCAGAACTAGAACAGAAGTCTTCTGTAAGTAGTACATCTCCTCTATTCTTTGAGACTAAGGGTAACAGTGCTTACTTTCAAACTCAAGAGAAAATCATTAAGCTAATTACACAAGAACCTACTAAGACAAAACCTGTACTAGTAGATATGTTTACTGTAATCGAAGAAGTGCTAGGGGTAGAAGTCCTAAGAGAGATGGAAGATATCTTCAATGAGATACAATCTACTCCCTCTTTGTCTGAACAAAGAACCCTAGAACTATACGAACAGTTTAAGAAACTTATACCTAATACCTTTATGAAGGTTAGTGTAAGGGATTATATCTTCTCTACACAGATGGTAGACAAAGTATCGGTAGCTGATGTAACCCAAGTAGATAAGATTAAAGAAAACGCTACCATAGAAGAGTTGATAGCTATAAACAAGAATCGTAAGGTCTCTGTACAGATGGCAGATGGTCGTAAGTTTGGAGAAGTTACCGTACAAACTAAAGATGGTAAGTTATTACTTTTAGTTAAGAATGGAAAAGAAGTTGTAGAAGATGATGGAAGTGTAACTACAAAAGACTTATGGCTACAAGCAGATCCTGCTAAAGATAAAATAGTAGGTCTAATATATCCGAAGATAGGTGCAAACCCTATTACCTTCTCAGCTCTAAATACATTGGTGTTTGCTACTGTGAATGAATCAGGCAAGATTCAAAAGTTTAACACAGATGGTAATAAAGACAACAATGGTACGAGTAGTTTGTTTTTATACCTACCTACATCAAAGAATAAAGCAAAGCCTACACCTGTAGAGCAACAATTTGATTCTATGAGAAAACAATTAGTAGTAGGGAGTAGAGTAAAACATCAAGTATCTTTAGTGAGTATTCCTTACGCACAAGAGATAAAGACTATTGAAGATCCAAACAACCCTGGACAAACCATTAATCAAAACTCTGGTTATGTGATAGAGTTTAATAACTCTGACATTATGCCTACTATGTCTTATCCTACTGCTACTGCTCAGAAAGAAGCAGCTAAGATAAAAGAGCAGCTATCTATGCCTAAAGTTAAAACTCAAGCAAGTACAGTAGCTGCTTTAGGAAAACTCATAGAAGAGTCTAAAGCCATTGGAGATCCTAGTAAAGAAGGATATGTTATCAATGGTAATAGATATGAACGTCAATCAAGATTTGTTCAAAGGGTATTAGGAGAGAAAAGAGTAGATACAGAAGACAGTACTCGTAACATGGAGATGGGTGCAGCTGTAGGAAACTTTGTAGATATTTTAGGTCGTGATATCTTAGGAGGCAAGCCTGTTAAGTCACTTAAAGATTACTTAGCTGAAGCCCGTGAGATGAACAAACCCCTCAGAGGAAAGCAAGGATACGAGTTAGCAATTACTCCTGAGCAGTTTAATGCTTTAGTTGCAGAGATGCAATCAGTAGCAAAAGAACTTACAGACAAAGGCTGGCAAGTATTTACAGAAGGATTGATTGTGCATCGTGAGTTTACTCAAGAAGAGAAAGATGCCACAGGATTCTTTGGAGTAGCTGGAGCTATGGATATTGTAGCCGTGGACACGGAAGGTAATACGCACATCATTGACTTCAAGAACAAGAAGTTTAACACACTTCAGAAGTTTACTGACAGCATGTACTTGATGCATCCTAGATATCCTTCAGCAATATCTAAGTGGGGCATACAACAATCGACCTACGCTATACTTAGTGAGGACTTTGATTTGTCTCCTGCATCAATTAACATTCTAGCATTTGCATCAGAGTACGAAGAGAGTAGTATCCCTGATACAGCTAGTCAACCTAAAGCACCACAGATACCTGGAGTACAAAACAACCCTAAAACAGTAGGCAGTAACGTAGAAGTAGTAGTTACACAAGACGCACAAAACAAACCAAGTATATTTAATCCTTGGATAAATCAAAAGATAGATGGCTCAAGTGGTTCAGCCTTCTTAGTAAATGCAGAGACTCAGAAACTATTTGACTTAGGACAAAAACTTGACAACGAAAGTGCACCTTGGACTATAGGTAGTTTTCGTGCAGAGGTATCAGGTCGTAGAATGGTAGATGTATTTGCAGGAGGAGAACATTTCCTAGTGTATAAATCAACAGGCACAGGTACTGGTGCAGAGTCTGAGGGTGAGTGGACTCCTATTACTGGGTTTGCTACCAATGGATGGTTTATTAAATCTATGTGGAATGGTAAGAATCCAAAGTTCAGTAAGTATGATAGTAAGACTTTCTTAGCTATGCATAACTACTTAAACGAAAACGAAGGAAGCTTATTTGTTAAGCCAGGAGTTATAACAATAAAAGGATTAACTCTAGCATCTAACAAAGCACCTATCGTAGAGAAGCACAAGAGTCCTATCTCAGATAAGATTATTAGTTTAGGATATGACTTCCAAGTCATCAAGCAGATTAAAGCAAGAACCAATACTCCTCAAGAGCAAGTGGCTGTTCAACCTGCTGCTGCTCCAGTTACTACAGTTACTCCTGTAGTTACTACTCAACCTACTGCTGCTGTAGCACCTTCAATTGATATAAGTAAGGAAGTTATACTTAGTGGTTTACGGGAAGGATTTCAAGGAGTGTCATACTCATCATTTGACATACGAAGTGACGTGAATGTGATGAATCAAATAAATAGCAACAAGTCATTTTCAACTACTGTAGAAAGAAAGGGCAAAAAATACGTACTAGTAGCGTTACGTATAATTCAAGATGTAGGTGCTAGAACTTCGGGTAGGGATGGCTATTCATTTGCTATGATAGAAGACAATGGAAGTTTACCAAGTAATATTGTAGACCTTCTTAACGAACAGGCTATAAGTAATATTTCAAATTTATACAAAGATATAGCGGCTGTTGAGTCTTCTGTTAAACCTATTGAGTCTACCACTACTGCAGGTATAAACAGTATCACAGAAAATATACCTGAACTAGGAGGGGCAAATTCACAAAGCACATTAAATGTGTTATCTTCGCTAGGCTTTGATATTAACTCTGAGTTAGGTAGAACTGGCTTAGGGGATGGAGACAAAACACCTGATAATATTAATCCTAAAACTTGTTAAAAAATGAACGCTTGTAGCATTAAAGGTACTGATTACGAGAAAGAATACTTAGAGTTTCTAACCCCCTCTGCTGTATATTATGTATGGACACAGAACAATGAACAACCCCTGGATAAAATTAAAGTCGGTGATGAGGTAATAGACAATCCTCTTTATGAGGCTTTAATGGTTCATCCAATTACACAAGGTAATAGAAAGGTTGCCTTAGAGTTAGTAGCTCGTACTTTACAGAAGAACTTTCAAAATCAATATGTTGCCGATGCTGAAGGCAGATACTCTGTAGATCAAGTAGTTGACTCTCAAGAGAAACAAAGACAACGTGTTAGAGAATTACAAGAACGCATTAAAGCTGCTATCAATACTCCTAGTAGTATGGCTATCAACTTTTTTGATGCTGAGATTGATGGTAACGTAACTCCTATACACTTTGCACCTGAAGAAGCACAAGAGATTTATGATACCTTTCAGTTCTTAGTAGGTTATGGTAAAAACTGGACATCAGTCTTTACAGGTTTAGTAGACAAAAGGAATGAGATACTTTCTAGGTTCCAAGAGAATAGGCAGTTTGAGGGAGACCTCGCAAAGGTTGTTAACCTAGAAAAAATTATACAGAACTTTGACAAGTTTGTAGACTGGTATTTGTCTCAAGAAGGAATTGTTGGTGTAGAAGAACTTGAAGTAAAGAACGAAGATTCTGAGGATTGGAGAACTAAAGAGAAGTCACAAATAGAAAGAGCAGGGAGTGCAGTCATTGCATTAGTAACAGCACTACCTTCCTATAGGAATTCACTACGTAGTGAAGTAGAGGGAGGGTTAGTACGTCCAGGTAATGCTATTCAGGTAGAGGGTAATTTATTAGGACTACCTAAGAGCGGAGACTTCCTAAAGAACTGGAAAATTCTAAGTGACAAATTATCAGGTATTAATACTTACCCTGAGATGTATGATATTATACTTAATCTTTCTAAGAAGTATCCTCAGTTTGAGTATCTATTATCCGAGATGCCAGATCCTACAGTAAAAGGATCTACAAAGGATATTAAGAAGATGGTCTTGGTGTCTGCGTTTAAAGGTATTTTAAGCAACCCCGAAGTAGTTTCTAATGTAATTGATATCTCGGTTAAGGATAACGGAGTAATTGCTAGTACGATGCAGAAGAAAGGCTTCCAAAACGTACGCAATATTCTAAGTCAATATGATGGACAATACTTTTTATACAGACCAAAGTATAAACTTATTGATGAAGAAGGTGAGCAGTACTTAAACGTAGCAGCTTTAGTTGCAAATTACGAACAGACATTTAAGAACATAGCAGCTGGGTTAGCAAGGAAGAGTGACATGAATCTGTACATGACAGATAACCGCATGGCTGCCTTGTTGACTTTTTTACAAGACCTTGGATTAGGTTTAAATAACCAAGACTACCTAAGAGCTACCAACAAAGATTTGACTACAAAGTTTATAGTTGATAACCTTTCACAGTTAACAACTATCTTCCAGAAGTTACGTGTAACTGCTGCTATCAATGCCAACTTAGATCCTGCAGATCAGATTAAAATTTATAGACCTCTTACCTATATTATTGGTACTGACACACGTACCTTTCCTGACGGCAGAAAGATACCTAGAACTCTAGATATTACTAAGACAGGTCAAGCAAGCATGAATGCGGTAGAACTTGCAGAAGCTGATGACTTGATTGATAAGATTATTTCTTTCAGTACAACTAAAGAAGAAGCACTTGAGAAGATTAAAGAAAGAGGCTATGAGGTATCTTCACTGCAAGAAGCTTTAGTTGAAAGTTTTATTGACAGACGTATTGCAGGTACTGAGACAACTTCTTTTAAGAACTGGAGAGTAGACGTAAGTAGCATCTCACAGGCTCTTAAGAAAGCAGTTGCAGATAGAGTAGTAAGTTACGATGTAACAAAAGCTACTGCGTACTTACAAAAGAAAGAGACAGAGTTAAATCCTTTTACTAAGTTCTTTTCAAGTTTTGAGGTAGAGTCTAGACCTACAGCATACACAACTGCAGAACAGAAGAAAAAGTTTATACGTTCTCCTTGGTCATTTATGACTCAACAAGCTGCCGCAGTAAACAAAGCTAAGAATTACGAAGAACTAATAAGCCAACCTGCCTATGCTCGCTTTGACTATAGAAGAAATCCAGATATGCTTGGATCTATTTGGTTAAACCGTTTGTTTGGATTACCCTTAACTAAAGCAGAGATAGAAAAGAATCCATTAAGTAGTTATAGTAAAGTCGTAGACAAGACTACAGGACCACGTACAATCAATGTAACTGACTTTGGAGGTCTAGAACTTAAAGACTTTGAGTCAGATAACTTTGGCGGTCATACAACCAATCTACATCCTGGAGATAAAATCATTCAAGACGTTGTTAGTTTCTTTCAATCTACAGAGATAGAGAACATGCGTTTTGGAGATAAGACGGCTTCTTTTAGTACTAGTTTTTCTAATCCTATTCTTGCAGAAAAAATCTATGTACCTATCAACATTGGTCTTATTAAACAACCTGTTACAGATATACCCGTAGAGCCAGAGTTGGTTAATGCATTCAAGAATTATTTAATATCAGAAGTTACTAGGATATCAAATGCAATAGAAGAGGGAGATACTGCAGTAAAGACTACTTATAATAAAAATGCTAGGAACCTATTCATCTTTAGTGATATTCTACCTGCAGACATTGTACAGGAAATTACACAAGCAACTACCAAAGAAGCTCTTATAGCTGGATACCACAAAGCTGTAGCTGCATTACCTCAGTCGTTAGCTACTTACTTTGCAGATAAAGGTGCTGAGTTAACACAAAACATTGTAGATATATTATCAACTCCCGTAAGTTTATTTACAGGACAGACAATATCAGAAGGAGAACGTTTAAGACAAACCGCAGCATCATTGACTCGGTTAAATATGATTAACGCTCAGTTACTACCAGCTGCCGATAGAAAAAATCCACCTGTTATTACGGGTGAGAATCTTCCTTACTTAGTACAAGTAATGTTAAAGAATGCCTTCATCAACAATGTAGAATTTTTAAAGTTCTTTATCGGAGATATGTCTAACTTTAATGTTAAAGCAGATTACAGAGAGTTGTTTAAACGACCTGCATTTGCAGCATCTCCAGGTAGTCCTGTATTCTGGGACGCTGCGTTACAAGATTTCTTTGATGCTGACATTTGGCAAGATGCTTTAAGTGTAGCATATACGGGAGTTGAGAATAAATTTAATCCTGTAGTTCGTACAGTTGTTTACAAAGATGTACTTACTTTTAGTGAGAGTGACTTTGAGAATTACAAACAAGTCTACGATAGTGGCAACTGGGATTCATTAACTGCAGAAGAGAAAACAGAGTTTGACGCTTATGTAAACAATCCTAAAGAAGCAGATGCACAAGGAGTAGTTACACTTGACTTTTATAGAAACTATTTAATTAGTATTGGTAGATGGGATGCAGACAAGCAGGAAAAAGCTTATCATCAGCAAGTCCGTATAGCAGAAATTAATCAAGAGTTACGCAACAACCCTACAAACAGTCAGGAGTTAATAAGAGAGAAAACAAACCTAATCAATTCTACTGGTTTGTCTCCCTTTCCTCCGTTAAAGTTAGGTCACTTTGGTCCTACAGAAAGAGACCCTAAGCAAGTAGCATTACATAAGTTCTCTTTAATACCTATGATACCTAGTGTGGTAGAAGGTAGACAAATGGAGAAGCAGATGGTTGTTATGTATAATGGTCAAGTAAATTACTTTACGTTTAAGTCAGGTTCTAAGATGTCTGACAACGCAGAGCCTTCTGACTTTTATGAGAAAGTAACACGCAATGGCATAGAATATTTAGAAGTAAAACAAGCTATAGACGATAGTTTAGTTACTACTATTCATATAGAAAACCTACGTGAGCAGCAGTACCAAGCTCCTAAATACAAGGAAGAAAGTACGTTAGCAACTCAGATGATGAAGTTGTTGTTTGGGGACTTCTATGAGTTTGGAACAATATCACAAGACTTTAGTCCAGAGACCCAAGCAAGTATTGGTAATTTATACAGTCAATTTACAGGACAACTAAACAACTTAGTACAGTTTGAGACAATCAAATTAGAAAAGAAGTTAGGCATAACTAGAACTAACGGAGTGATTGAAGATATCAATCAGCTTCAGTTGGCTAGATTTATTGCAGAGCAGTTTGAAGAGAAGGAAGTTTCTGACGGTTTACGTAACTACATTAAAGTAGATGATGCAGGTAACTTTATTAATCCTTTAGATGCAAACAACGATAGAGCAGAGATTGAATCTCTTATCCTAAACATCTTCAACAATAAAATCATTTCTCAGAAAATCAATGGAGATAGTTTTATTCAAGTGGCTGGTACAGGATTAGAGAGATTAAGATTTGCCAACCCTACTCAAGAGCAACTAAAACTTTACGGAGCAAACAGTCTTAAGTTTTACACCCTTAATCCTACTACAGGAGAGACAGATCCTATGGAGGTTATGATTTCGTTTAATCCTAAGAAGCATGGGGCATTACTTAATCTAACGTACGAAGGCAAGAGGATAGGAACACTTCAGACGTTGAATAGTATTTTGACCTCTGATACTCAAGCTGCCACTAGTTGGAAAGAACTGCATCAAGATAAACTTACTATGGTGGGAGTTCGTATTCCAGTAGGAAACTTTTCTCAAATGGAGTATGCTATCGTAAGGGAGTTCCTTGACGAATCTGCAGGTGCAGTAATGATTCTTCCTGCACAGATAGTAACTAAAACAGGAGGTGACTACGACATTGATAAGTTAACTTTCTTTATGACCGCTTTAGACGAGTCAGGAGAAGTGATTCAAAGGGAGTTTGACGTACAAGAGTACACCGACCAGTTGTCTAGACAAAAAGAGTTAAAGATAAGTGCAGCTAGATTAAAAGCTATCCAACAAGAGATGCGTGCAGAGATAGGTGAGAATCCTATCTACCAACAACGTCAAGACATCAAGGACGACATCAATGATTTGAATATAGAGATTGATGAGTTACTTGAAAGTATCAACAATCTACTTGTAGATAAGTTTGTTACACAAGAAGAAGCAGATGTATTGGTTGGTATACGCAAGGAGAAGAAAAAAATTGCCCGTAAGTTTGCCGAGTTAGGTAAACTAGATAGGGAGAATTCATTCGAAGCGTTGTCTATATTAGCAGAAGTAAGAAAAGACATTAAAGAAGTAAAGAGTGAGATTGCAGTAGTAGACAATTTTAAAAAGTCATTACACAACGAACTCATAAATACAATCAAAGGAGTACTCAAGACAGGAGAGTTATACGACTCTTTGACTACACCTAATAATAATAGCATTCTTACCCAGTATGTAAAACCAGGTAAGAAGATTACTTCTACTGATGTATTTAATCCAATGACTTCTTGGAGAATCTTCTTAGAGAACATTCTTTCTAAGGATGCATTAGGTATTGATGCTAAGATAAACACTCTTCAGAAGGAGTTTCAGAGGGCAGGACTAACGTATACTTCTAGTTTGTTCAACAGTTATTACTTTAGAGCAAATAGAAATGCTGAGGGTCAGATAATGTTGGGTGGAAAAAAAGATGCCGTAGGAAAAAATCGTATATCTAAGGTATTGAGTGAGTTTGTAAATGGACACGTGGACATTGCAAATGAAGACTGGATTATTCTTCTAGGACTTAACGAGCAGACAAGTCCATTGGCTCACGCAATGATTCTTGCAGGAACGCCTGTAGAAGATATATTGGACTTCTTGAACTCTGATGTAATAAAACTAGCTCTAACAATATCAGATAGAGCAGAGGTGCATAAGAAACTTTCTGATGTATTTGTTAGTAAGAACTCAGCTATTCTAGCATTAATTAAAAACAACATACCAAAAGCAGGTAATAAAAATTTAGAAAAGTTTGTTGCTAGCATTGAAGCTGAGATTAAAACTGCTGGTATCAAAGGATCTAAACCTAAGTTAGCTATATACATTGAGAAGATGTTAGGCATACCTACACTTAGTCAATACATTACAAACTTTAATCCCAGTGCAGAACTTAGTGCGGAAGACAAAGCAATGAGAAATATTGCCTACTTGTTGCAGTTTGGTGTAGTTGTAGCTCAACAAGGAGGACTAAGGGAGTTAACTAGTATAAGTGATTTCAATACTACAAACTATAGAACTTCATTCCAAAGTACAGACACTGTAGCTAAAGAGGGTGGTTTGAAAGAAAACTTTAATGTTGATGCAATTGACTTTATGTTTAACAAGTCTGCATTAGCTCAGTTTAATGTTAGTGGATTTGTGCAGGAGATTATGGGTAAGATTTACCCGTTGTCTGACTCTACAGAAGTTCACGAGACTATAAACACCTTCTTAGACAAGAATAGTATTGTAGGGCAAGAAGATCGCATCAAAGCTATCAAGAGGTTAAAGACAAACTTACTTTTTAACTACACTCAAAAGACAGCTACTAACGAGAAGGGTAACTTACTAGATTACTATAGAGGTAAGAACGGGGTTATGCAAAAGACAAACCCTAACAACTTAGCAAAGAGATTTGAAGTATTGATTAGCGACCCTGACTTTAATAGGAATTACGTAGTACAAAATCTCTACCCAGAAATACATTTGTCTGGAGAGATAAACTTTAAGTTAAAGAACGTTGTAGTGCCTGAGACTAACAAATTATACAGAACGGCATTCTTAGAGGGATTGAACAGTTCAATACCTGAAGTCAAAGAATTCTTTACTGACTTAGCACTAGGTTCGTTTATGCAGTACGGGGGTCACTTTAATACTGACAACGTATCTGCTATTGTTCCACATGAAGCTTACATAGAGTTTACAACTAAATCGCACAACGAGTTGGAAACAATGAGGAAAGAAGAACCACAAAAGTTCAAGTCCTATTTGACTCTCGTAAGATATGCTACTAAGATGTTCAGTACTACACTATCACCTATAACTACAAGTATAGACTTCTTAGCTAGAACAAACCCAGAGAAGTTAAAAACTATGAGGTTACAGGACTCAGTAGTAAAGAGTTTGATTACACTAGAACGCAGCGTATACTCACCTGAGAGTATGCCTACTGAGGCTACTCAACCATCTACTAGTGTTGATGAATTTAACCTAGCAGATAAACTAACACCTATAGCACAAAACTTTGCAGATGGTCAAGGCGGTCAAATGCAACCGCAGTTTAAAGGAAAGTCTACTATGGATCTTATTATATCAGGGGATAGAACTAGAACTACTAGAGCTAATACTGACATACAAAGAATGTCTAAGGATTATGGTTTATCTAAAATATCAGATCTTGTAGGTAAAGTTATAAGAATGACTGATAAAACAGGAAGACAAGTATATACTAGAATTACTAAAGTTACTCCATTTACACAAGAATATCAAGATGCTACCTGGCAAAAAGAAGGATGGGTAAAATCTGTAACTGATAAAAATGTAGGTCAATATCCTTATGCTATAGAGTTTGAAGTAGTAAATAAACCTACTCAACCGTCTATTACTGTTCAAGGATTCCAAGGATACCAAGGTGGTTTTGAAAACACAGGTAAAGGAACTCCACAAGGAGATGGTAAGGATAAAGCAATGAGACAAGTTGCTAATGTATTTATAGGAGAACTTTCTAAGAATGGTAAAGGTTCTACTTTGACTTCTGCTAAAGAAATAGCTCAAAAACAAGGAGAAGAACCTAATACTTCAGGAGCAAGATATCTAGATGGAGACAAGAATAAATATGTTAATGAGATAGATTCCGCTTCTATTAAACTAAAAGGTCAATCGTTAGTTGTAATGCTAGCAAGAAATGGAAAGCTTGCAGGACAAGTGTTGTCTGCAGAAACAAAAAGAAAAATTAAAGTACTATCCGAACAAGGAGCAACTTTTGTAGTAGGAGACATGCCTAATGTAGACTCTCAATTTATAGATTACTTACAAGAAATAGGAGCTAAGTTTACAATATATCACACAGGTGCTACACCTAGAATTCAAGTATCTCAGTCCTCTACAACTCCTAACCAAAACGATATTAATAACTTACCTAATATAAATCCTTGCGGATAAGACTATGGCACAAGCATGTAAAGTATCATTTCAAACAATCAAAAGTCAGATAACTCCCGAAGCAGTTACGATTGCACAAGTAGAGAATAAGGACTTTAGATTACTACGGACAGGGGAAATATTCTTACCTTTAAATACTAAGGAGTCAACAAGAGATACAGTAAGTAAAGTAAGAAGTATAGTTAATAGGGCTGCTGCAACAATAGCTAACCAGTTAAATATACCTAGAGCTAAGTTCGGCTCTGTCTTTGGGGGAGTAAGTTATAAGGATGGAGCAGCAATTCAAATCTATATTACGCCTCAGTTGTTTACTTCTTATCAAGTAAAGTACGAAGAGTTATCCCTACAAGAAGCTTTTGAGATACCTGTAAACTACAGACCAGAGGGTTTTTATAATGAAGACTCAGCACTTGCCTTACAAGAGCTTAACGATTTAGAAGAGAGTTTGTTTGAGGTAACAGAAACTTCCTATGAAATAGTTGATACTCCAGTATACCAAGCTCCTCTGAAACAACAACCCTTACAGCTTACTTTGTCTTTAGATAAGACCAGTGCTGCCGATGCTCCAGACCTTAGTAGTATAGGGTTTGAGGAGACGAGTTGTGAAGCACCTTGATTTAGTTCTTAAATAGATTAAATTTGTAAATAATGTCTTGTTTTGCTACCATAAAATCCCCCCTGTCAGGTCTTCAAGTTACAAGCCCTGCATACTATCAGTTGACTTCATTCTTCCCACCTGCACAAGGTAAGAGTATTTATGAAGCACTGACTACAAATACATTTAAAACAGAGTTTGGTTTTGACTGGACAAAGCAACAGCTAGGATATAGTCCTAAGTTAAACTTTGTAGGAGAGCCTAGCATACAAGAGATTAACAAACATCTTAGATTGAATATGACTGACCAAGAGATTAGGTCAGCAGAACAAATAGAAGAGGTAGCTTCCTTGGGATACTTGAACATAGGGTATACAAATCCCAATGCCTTTGAGTTTATCCACGAAGAGATTAATCTAAATCCTAAGTATGATTTAATTACAAGTGAGGTAGTAGCTCGTGATGGTAAATATTATCTATCAGTTAAACCAGCTATCCCTACTACACAGAACGCCTTAGAGTTTAAGCAGAGGTTAGACAAACGTACTATAGAGAGTGATAACATCGAGTTTACAAAAGATTCTGTTGTTGCGGATGCAGACGGAAATGCTATTGTAGTTTACAACAATACAAACGAACCTGCAACTAGATTTACAGAAGGCCGACCTACAGGTTTATTCTTTACTCCGAATGTTGAAATGTTCTCTGAGTATGGTGCTACTAAGTATGGAGCAGTTTTAAATATCAAGAATCCATACTACGCTGCAAACAATGAGATAAGAAAAGAAGCAGACATACAAAAGTTAAAAGATGCTGGATACGATGGTGTAATAACTCACCCTGAGTATAGGTACGATAGGTATGTACCTGTAAGTACAGATGAGAGTCTAGCGATAGATGAGTACATTAAGAATCAAAACATAAACAATAATGTAAAAGGCCGTGACAACAGAGATTTGTTGAACTTGAATAAGGCACTTGAGTTTATTGTATTTAATCCAGAGCAAGTAAAAGTACTTGACTCAGCAGATAACAAATCTCTTTCAACTGCTCCAGCACAAAAGCCATTAAAGCCTGTAAGTAAAGTATACTTAAACAAAGTAAAGTTTCCTTCTTTGATAGTCAACAGCGTGCAGGATTTTTCTAATGCACAGTTAAAAGAACTTATTGACGGAGTTGTTAATAGCGGGGAGATAGAGAACTTCCAGAAGGAAATCTTAACCAGACTTAGTAGCTTACTTAGAATTAATCCAACTTTAAAGTTGGTAGTATTTGATGATGCCACTGTAGCAGACGAGTATCAGAGGTCTTTCTATGATCCTAAAACCAACACGGTATACGTAGGTAAGACAGTTTCATCTGACTTTAATAGTAAAAGTTTTGTAAGGGAGCTTATTCACGAGACCTTACACGCATACACTATCCACGCTTTGACTAACCCTCAAACTCCTGCAGAGATACAATTCTCTCAAGAGATGGATAGGTATCTATCCCAATACAGAAGTAACTTTCCTTTACTTCAGAATAACTATGGGTTTAAGAATACTGAAGAGTTTGTAAGTGAGTATCTATCTAATCCTTATTTTAGAGAAGACCTGCAAGACGCAGAACAGAAAGCTAAGAATACTGGCTTACTAGGAAGACTTGTTGCAACTATAAAAAGATTTTTAAAGGGTCAGTTTACAAACGTATCTTTAAATGATTTAGACACTACCTTAAACGAGTACTTTGATTACTTAGAAAGTTTAGAGGATATGCCTGACTTAGCAGGAGAGCATCAGTTAAGGTTTAATGCTCCCTACACTAGTGCAGTTCCAACACCTGCTGCAGTAGATTTAAGTAAGTTCCAAGCATTCGTACGAGAAAGTTTAAACAGTTCTACTTGGGCACAAATGTCCCAGGCTTTGTCTGAAATAGATCCTCGTTTTGGTTCTATAGAAAGAATCAAACAAAAACTAGGTAACGTATCTACTGCAGGTGTAGCAGATATAATAACATCATCGGTAGATTACATTAATACTTTAACAGAATTATTGAATAGGGTACAAAGAAATACAAATACCACAAACAATAATCTAGCACAGTTTACAGCTGCTGAAGCTATCAAGCAGTTTAACTATACTAAAAATCTTGCAGAGTTACTCCAAGAACAGGCAATAAACTTTCAGACTAACTTGTTGCCAGAGTTAACAATGAATATTACTTTGGATCAGTTCAAAGAAGATCCATATAAAAAAGGTGACTTTGAAAATGAACGCAGAAGACAGATTGAAAATTACGATACAACAGTTAAGCAATTAACCGAGCAGTTATTAAATCTACGTAGTAAGGCAGAACAACTTAGACAAGTAGCACAAGATGCTATGTTGACTCCTGTTGCAGTAGAGTTGTCAAAGTCTTTTAGACTTATGGCAGATAAGATAAAAGCACCTGACAGTCAACTAAACCAACAATTAACTGCTAAGAGAGAAGCCCTAGCAGATGCAGTAGCAAGGAATGAACCTAAAAGAATTAAAGATTTTACTTCTGACGTAGAGAACTTAGAGCAGTTGTTAAGTTGGGTTCCTACTACGGAGAATATAAAAAATCTATTGCAGAATGGTATGGACCCTAGATACAAAGGGGGTAACATATTTTCTGTTTATATGGGTATAGCTACAGGTTCTGGTAGCCCTATGGTTCAAGTACTTAAACAATTCCTAGATGTCCATTTGACAGAGGCAGAGAACTCAAGTCAAGTTACAACTATAAGAGCTGAAGCAATAGAACGCAGAGTAGAAGAGAGGAATAGAAATAAAGGAATCTTAAACCCAAGTCAGATTGTTAGTAACCATTATCAAGGGTTGACTCGTGAGGTAGATATGATTTACTACGATGAGCAGGGAAGAAGAACTAAAATAAAACAGTTAGCCTATAACACTAAGTTTAAAGAAGCAGAGTTTTATTCTGACCTACTTGATCTACAGCAGAACTTAGAGTTAGCGGAGAAGTCAGGAATAGAGGCTGATATACTTGCAGCAGAAAAAGCATTGGGAGATTTCCAAGAAAGATATGCAGTAGGTAGATACACAGAGGAATACTATGAAGCAGAAGCACTTTTGTCTGAGGAAGCACGTCAAGCTAGAACAGAGTTACTAGACGACATCCAACAGAACATAGATATATTCGGAGACGTTGACAGTACAGAAGAAGACCGTAAGATACGTGGAGACCTTAGAAGACAATACGAAAGGTTAGGTTCCATATTCAATGAAGACGGAAGTGAGAAACCAGTAGGTACCAAAGAAAGAAACATAGCTGAATCTATCATTGCCTACAAGCAGAAAAGAAAAGACCTAGACGTTGTTGAGTTTACTATTCCTGAAGCTGTATTAAAACGGTTCGACATAGAAAAGACGAGTCGTAAAGAAGTAGTAAGTAAAGCAAAGACTCGTATCAATATTCTTGAGATAAACTTAGCAGATGCTGAAGCTTTAGGTCAAAGTACTATTGCTCTTCAAGAAAAACTCTTTGAAGAAAAAGCAAATTTAGTTCAAGCTCAGAATGATTTAGCTACGTGGATTTCACGTAACACTAAGGTTGAGATAGACCCTAAGTTCTTTGCAGCACAGCAAACCATTGCTGATCAGATTAAAGCTGTGTTTGTTAAGTATGGAGAGAGTCCAGAGATTACAGATGCATACACTAGACTTTTTAATGCTGTTAAAGGTTTTAGAGACCAAGACGGAGTTATAGTAGGTTCTTCAGTACAACTAGGTTTAAGTCAAACTATTAAGGCCATTGAGGCAGAGATAGAGATGTTGAAGGATGCTGCTGAAGACAATCGTAATATGAGTGATGCAGACAAGTTACTTTTAAGAGGATACTTTAAAAAGTTATTTGCACTTCAAACAAAAGAAAAAACAACTTACTACTACGAAGCTTTAGAAAGTATTAAACGTAGTGTACGTGGAGGGTTAGCAACAGAAACAGTATTACTGCAAGAGATGCAGGATAAAGCTGAGAAGATGGCTGACCACTATATTGAGACAGAGGGAGACCATTTAGATGTAGATATTTTCTCAGACCCTAGTGCCTTAGATGAGTTACCTACAGCTCAAAGTTTAAGTGACCTGAAGTCTGCTATCTATAGAAAAAATCTAATAGATGCTTACTATAGTATTTTATATTCTCAGGAAGTTAGCAAGAGAACAAAGCAAACTGATTGGTACCAAGCGAACCACATAATCATAAGTCGGAATAAAGTAGACAAAGATTCGGGAGAGGTACTTACGGAAGTTACTGAGCGTCCTATTTACATTTGGACTAAGACTGTTCCAACAGATGCTGCTAAATATATCAGACAAGAGAACCCTAGCTTTGAATGGACTATTCCTAGGGTAAGAGACGAGTACAAGAACAAAGATTATAATTTCCTAGGTGATTTAAGACCCAAAGAAACCACTGACGGCAAGTATACTAACCTAGAGTATGAGAAGTTAGATTCTCAAGACAAAGGTTTGGTAGATGATTTAGTAGGTTTGTACGAAGACATCCAAAGGAAACTTCCTTCAAGTCAACGACTTAGAGGTTATGTAGTACCCAACCAAGTTAAGAGTGGACAAGAAAGAGTACGTGAGCAGAACTTTAAAACAAGAGTTCATACTTTTGCTGATAGTATAAAACTTATATGGAGAGAGGGACTTCCTGGAGAAGACATAGACGAAGTAGAATCTAGTCTTATTCAAGCCAATAAAAATGCAGAGAGCAGAGGTAAGGGTCGTAAGGCACAGTTAATTAAGACTAGGTACAAACAACCTTTAAATGTTTACCAAGTATCTCACCTATTAACTCAGACGTTAGCTAACTATGGAGTGTATGCAGCAGAGTTTCAGGGACTACAAAAAGCTATGCCTGCAATGTTTGCAGCTAGAGAAGCCCTAGAAGGTGAGGGTCCAGTAAAGTCTAAAGTACCTCAATATGATTTAGATGTTATTGACAACGAGATAAGTAGATTCTTCTTTGGAGGTCAGGTTAGAAACCCAAGTAACAAGTACTTAAAGATAATGTCTCGTACTTTTAGAAGACTGTTTAAGTTTACTCAAACCAGAGCCTTGCTGTTTAACATTACACGTGTCTTTAAGAACGTATTCAACAACTTCTTAAAGATTATGATGTCTAAAAATAGATATGGACTAACTAGAGCAGAGTTGTTAAAAGCTTGGTTCAAGGGACTTAAGAATCATACTACTTTAATGCAGTTGGAGAATGGGTCTCGTCAGTATAATGATTATGCATTAAAGTTAATGTACTTTAGGGCTTTACCTAGTGCAAACCCAACATCAAGAGCAAACAATGTAAACCAACGTAATATCTATAAGTACGCAAGTTTAGAGAACTTTAACTCTCAAGTGTTTGGTTATACAGAGATGTCTTCTACAATTCCTATCTATGAGGCATTGATGGCACGTATGACCGTACCTATGATGGTTAACGGACAGGAAGTACAGATTAAATTAGAAGATGCTTACGATGTAATAGACGGCATCCTAGTACCTAAAGAGGGTGTGTTTGGTTTAGAGCAGAATGCCATGAGGAGTTTGATGGTAGAACGTGCACAAATCATAAACAATTACCTAGCAACCGCACAAGTTCCAAACTATGAGGGCTTGTCTACTCCTAAAAAGATTGCTCTAAATGACTTACTTAAAAAGCACGACAATAAGATTAAGTCACTAGAAGAGTCTAACCAAGTAAAGAGAGAGAAGCTACGTCAAGTAGAACAGTACTTAAGAGACCAGATACACGAACTCTACACTAGCACACAGGGTAACTACTTCACAAGAACTCGTTCTTACTATGAGGGTAACGTACTAACTTCTTTCTTACTTAGTATGAAGCGTTGGTTGATGCCTTCACTACAGACTAACTATGGTAGACAAAGACTAAGTCTTTATACTGGGAACGTAGAGGAAGGATTTTATCGTGCAGGAGGTAGGGCAATTCTTAGGAAGCTACGATACCTAGCCCATAGAGAAAGATTAGATTTAAAAAGCACGCCACTAGACAGAGAAAAATATCAAAGAATAGCTAGAGATACTGTAAATGTATTAGGGTTACACGTACTTGCACAATCTCTTATAGGTTTAGTTCTTAGTAGTATGGGAGGTGATGATGATGACAATACATTATCTTACTTAGCACTTATTGCATTGGGAACCTATGATGAATACATAAGTTTACATCCGATACTAGCTACTGCAAATATGATTTATAAGATTGGGTTTAGACAACCTATGGCAGAACCTGGAGATGAAGACAAACGAGTACAAAATATGGCTACAGGCATTGCCTATATGCTTGTAGGACAGCAGGTAAGAAGCTTTGACCAACTAATAAACGTATTGTTTGATGCAGACTTATGGACTGATCCTTTTGGGAACTACTATGAGCAGCGTAGAGGTGGTATAGGCGGTAGAAGTATAGCAAATACTCCAGTACCTACTAGAGGATTGGCTAGATGGAAAGCCGCTGTACTTAAACTTAGCGGAGCAGAGTTAGGATTAAAGCCCGTGCTTGACTCTAAAAGAGTTTTACAACAAACACTTAAGTTGAATCCAAAGTTAGCCCTAAGTGATCCTTTAGGAGAGTACACTCAGAATGATATTAAAATTCAAGAGTTACAAAAGAGTTTATTATCTAGGAACTTAGGAAACATTGAACGCTACGAATCAGGTGACTTGACTGCTTTACAGTCTGAGAACATACAAGAGTTTAGAACTAATCTTTTAGAGTGGGCAGAAAGAAGGCTAGCTAAAGTAGAAATGCAAGGTAGTAACAATGCTATCCGTGATTACGAAGAAGAAAAGAAGATAGCAGCAAAAGAAGGACAAGAGTCACGCAAAGTACTAGATAAGTTACTAAAGGTAGCTATGCCTGGTATTCGTATTCCAGAACCTGAGAAGAGTGAAAGCTATGAGGAGTCTATACGTACTGAAAAGAAATACACTAGAGACTTGATAAGAACTCTTAAAAGCCAACTAAGAGAACTAGAACCTATAGAAGATAGTTCTTTTAGTGACCCTGATTAACTACTTGACTTATTTAGAAATAAACTTAAATTTGTAATGTCGGACGCAAGTCGGTTTTAATAACGAAAGAAAATGGATAATTATCAACAAGTAAACGAACAAGGAAAACGCTTGAGAGCGATTTCAGCACACACTGGACTTTCTGTAGGCTCTGGAGGCTTTAAACGCCACGGCACAGGTACTGTATCAAACGTACGCTACAATGCACTAGTAGTACAAGAAGATACTGTATTCACAGAATTTCTTGTCAATGGTGCTTCTGAGTTGTCTAACAATGGTATGAGTACTATCACCTTCAAGCAAGGAGCATTTCTTCCTGGAGGAGTGATTACTGGTTTTGCTATCTCTTCAGGTAGTGTAATTGCTTATAAGTAATGATTGGTGTTGGTATTGGACTAGTAGGAGGTGGTATAGTAGATCAACTTCCTTTTAGATTTACAGTAAATACAAATAATACCTCAGCAGGTAGTAGTACTAGCACGCAGTTTAGAATGCCCCTTACTACTTCTACAGGATTAAATATGCGAGTAGATTGGGGGGACGGAACTGTAGAAACAATTACAAACCATACCTTAGCAATTCACACTTATGCAAGTGCAGGTACTTACACTATTAGTGTAACGGGTTTTATTTTAGGATGGCAGTTTAATAATGGAGGAGATAAATTAAAAATCCTTAATATTATTAACTGGAGTAGTTTAAATATTAGTGTTGACGCTGGATTTTATGGATGTACAAATCTAACTGCAAGTGCAACAGATGCTCCTACTATTACAAGTACGAGTTTAGCGAATTATTTTAGACTTTGTAGTAATTTTAATAGTGCTGTAGGAAATTGGGACGTATTTAATGTAAATAGTTTTTATTATATGTTTTCTAATAATTATATATTTAACAATGGGGGGTCACCAAATATAAACAATTGGCAAATTAAAACTTCAAGTGCTGTTAATATGGAAAGTATGTTTGCAAGTGCAAATATATTTAATCAACCTATTAACTCTTGGAATACATCAGCTGTCACTAATATGCGTGATATGTTTATTAATGCGTTTGCATTTAATCAGCCCATAGGCAATTGGAATGTATCTAATGTAACAACTTTTCAGTCAATGTTTAGCGGGGCATCCGCATTCAACCAAAATATTGGAAGTTGGAATGTGTCAAACGCATTGATTTTAACCAACTTTATGGCGGGCAAAACCGCAGCCAACTATTCAGCAGCCAATCTTGATGCTATTTATAATGGATGGAGTTCACGACCTGTACAATCAAATTTGGATATTAATTTTGGAACTATTAAGTACACTGCAGAAGCTCAAGTAGGTAAGAATATTTTAGACTTTGCACCTAACAATTGGACAATAACAGACGGAGGTATATAATGAGTGAGATAAAATTCCCAACACAGAGAACATACTTTATCACCTATACTGATACGAGTATTTTTAATTATGGTTATGTTGATCCAGACCAACAAATGACAAGCGGTCAACCTGAACTATATCAAACAACAGATGAGAAGGCTTGGATAACAGAACTACAAACTGTATTTAATACTACATACCCGCCTATTACTACTACTGAATAATGAAGACCTCTTTCCTCTTATACACAGGTACAACTCTCTTAGCTTTTTTAGGAGCTTACTTCCTTAATCTAGGAGCAGATAATGCTGAACAATACTTAGCTGTAGTTGCTGTTGTGTTTATAGATGGATTCTTTGGGGTATGGGCAGGAACTAAGCTGGAAGGCTTTAAGACACATAAAGCTCTTAGCGTGCTTAAAACTTTAATGGTGTGGGTATTTATGCTTACAGGTATTTTAATGATTGAGAAGGGCTTTGAAGGTACTTTCTGGTTAAGTGAGACTATCTGTGCTCCCTTTATTCTCTTTCAGCTTATAAGTGCACTCAAGAACGCAGCTAGGGCAGGCTTCATAAAGAATGAGTTACTGCAGTTAATCTTAGATAAAATCGACCAACATAAAGTAAATGAAAAACAAGATTGAAGTTATTGTTATAGGGCTACTACTAATCACAGTAGCTTTTTTGTTATGGGAAAGACAAAGCTTAAGTAGCGGTAGTGAAGAGAAGTTTATGTCTTACATGGACTCTATGGAGAAACGCAACGAAAGTTTCCTCAGTAGGGTAGATTCTTTATCTACACTTAAACATGAACAATTTAGTTACTATGAAAAAATCAACCTCAAGTATGACACTATTCAGATTGCTCTTGACACTATGCCTGATATTGACGGCACAAAGTTCTTACTCACAATCTCTAGACAGCTTACCGCTAAAGGAGTTGAATAACGAATTCCTCAAAGGTATCAAAGCCAGAGAGAGAGTAGTTGTTCTTAAGAACGTAATCCATTTAGACAGTCAACAAATTAATTTGTATAGGGATTCTATTGTCCCTAACTATCAGGTTATGGTAGAAGAGTCAAAGAAAGAAGTAACTAGACTTAATCGTGTGATAGACCGCAAGAACCTTGAGATGAAGATGTATAAGTACGGATTCTTGGGTATGTCCTTGTTAGCTATATTTAGCTTTATCTTATAATGTATGCAGTTAAGCACAAGAGCTAGAATAAGTATAGTAGTAGCGGGCATACTCATGCTTTGTCTACTTTATACTAAGTCTACAGTTGTACTAAAGTACAACTCGTTAGATTACGAAAAGGCAATCTTAGAGTTTTGGTTAGTGGTAGCTTTCTTACCATTCTTTTTCTTTGGTTGTATTGAGTTTGTCAGGAAGGCTAGGTATAAGTTTCAAAGCATTGACGCTACCTTTCATGCAATTAACTCTAGTAATATACTGGTAGAGTTTGATACTTACGGAGAGATACTTAATGCTAACGCTAAATTTAAGAAACTCTTTGGAGAAATAACAAGTCACAGAGATGTAGACGATTCTCCTATGAAAGAGTGGAAGGAGTTCTGGACACACTTAAGGATAGGTTACTTTAAACAAGGAGAGTATAACTGTAATGGAGTTTGGCTGTACGGGAACTTTAACCCTATCAAAGATCCCTATGGAGAGGTTTACAAAATCCTTTTAATTGCTACTGAGATTACTGAGAAGAAAAAGATTGAAGCAGAGATTGCTAAGAAAAATTCTTACTTAGAACACGCTGCTAAAATTTTAAGACATGACATGCACTCTGGAATCAACACTTACATTCCTCGTGGACTTTCTTCCTTAAAGAGAAGACTGACTGAGGAGCAGATTAAAGAGTTAAAGATAGACGCTCCGTTAAGAATGATAGAGGAAGGGTTGACTCATACTCAAAAGGTGTATAATGGAGTTAAAGAATTTACTAACTTGGTTAAGCAAGATGCTCACCTAGAACTTAAGTTACACAACCTTAAAGATATCCTACACAGCTACTTGTCTTCTACCTCTTACGAGAAACAAGTAGTTATAGAAGAGTTACCAGAGATTGAAGTTAACGAGTCTTTGTTCTGTACAGCTGTAGACAACCTTATTAGGAACGGACTCAAGTACAACGATTCAGGTACTAAGTTAGTGCGTATCTTTGTAGAGGGAGATTACCTAATCATTCAAGACAACGGTAGGGGAATGTCTCAAGAAGACTTAATCCAGTGGTCTCAGCCCTATAAAAGAAAAGAAGGGCAGAAAGAAACAGGAACAGGTCTTGGACTAAATATATGTACTGCAATTATGGAAGAGCATAAGTTTGAAGTATTTGCAGAGAAACTAGAATCAGGAACTAAACTTAAGATAAAAATAAAATGATAGACTCAATATTACTTGTAGACGATGAAGACTTATTCCACCTAGTGTTTGAAGACTCTTGCAGTCTGTTAGACATTACTTTAAGTTTGCAGAGTTTAACTTCTTCTGATGAAGCTGATAAACTATTTAAGAAGTGGTTTCAGGAAGGCCCTATGGAAGAGAAGCCTGACTGCGTATTTGTTGACCTTAATATTATAGGTTCGTCTTTTGACGGCATAGAATTGATTCGTAAGATTAACTTTGAGTACGGCAATGGTGTAGTGATAGGGATTATTTCTTCTTCTGATGATAAACAGGAGATAGAGAAAGCAAAAGCTGTTGGTGCTCAGTTCTGGATAATTAAGTCAGATGAGATTGAACCTAGACTAGAAGCCTTCCGTAAGGACTACGACGGGTATAAGAGTAAAACTGCTCCCTTTAAAGTATATAAGTGATATCCTTTGGTAAAGATATTGAAAGCTCTCTTGTCTCCCTCTACAAATCTAAGAAGATTGCACTAGAGGGGAACTTACTTAAAGTAGTAAAAACTCAAGATAAAGACTTTCAAGACTACTTAGACGAGGCTAAGACCAAAGACCAAGACACTCGTAGAAAAAGACTAGAAGTAACCAAGCAAGTACAGTCCCAGAACAAAGACCTAATAGATAGTCAAGCAGAGAAAGAGAAGTTAATGCTTGAATTGAAACGAGCTTTGTCTGAGTCTGAGAAGTTAAGAGAAGTAGCCCTAGATGATTTAGAGACCCTTCAGAAGAAGACTCAGTTTGAACTCATAGGATTGATAGTAAAAGTAGCGTTAGGAGCTGTAGCTGCTGTCTGTGTATTTACAACTGTACTTTATCTTTACGTATTAAGCAAAGGATTAGACTCTAAGATCATTGAGAGTACCTGGAGTAATATGTTTGGTATAATTCTAACTAACTGTTTTTCTATTATCGGAACGATAATGGGAGTCAAGCACATAACAGATTCTAAAGATTCAAGAAAATGATACTACTATCTATACAAGAGTGGGCAAAAGTAGCAGAGGTATACATCGTATGCTTCTTTAATGCTTCTATGATTATTATTATGGCCTTTGGTTTGAGTTTTTTCTTTGACCAGCATTTTGCTAAGAAGGAAAGAATGGATTTATAACATACATTTGTGTATGAAAAACTTTACTTTATCTTTATTCCTCTTTGTTACCACCTTTCTAAGTGCTCAAAGAGACAGCGTGTTGATTAAAACACCGATCTATTCTTGTGTTTATTCTGAGATTCTGCAACAACCTAAACGTGTGTGGTACACGGTACAATGCCCTACAGGTTCTTATCCTCGTAAAGGAATGGACTTCTACACTAACGATAGTGTAAAGACATCTGATGGTAAGGATTATGAAGGAAATGTTTGGGACAAAGGACACTGTGCTCCAGCTGCTGACTTTAACTGTACCAGAGAGACTCTGTGGCAGACGTTCTCTTACTTGAATTGTATCTTACAACACGAGAAACTTAACAGAGGTGCTTGGAGATTACTTGAAGCTTACGAGAGAGAGTTGGCTAAGACAACTAAAGTAGAAGTAGAGATAAGGGTTATCTATGGCCCTAAAGCAGCTAAACTACCAACAGGTGCAACTATACCTACTGCCTTTTATAAGACCATAAAGTTTGGAAATAAAAAAGAAGTGTATTACTTTGCAAACGAAGCACCCGCTACTACAGATTACACTAAGTATAAGGTGCAGTAAAAAGCACTGTCATGAACCTATACGAAGTACAAAAAGCAATCAACTCCTACTATCTTGATTCTGAGAAAGACGTGGGGTTAAACAGACAAAAGGGTGTATACCCTAATGCTATTCTTTTAACTAAAGAACAGTATGTAATTCTAATTAAAGAGTTATTTAAGTTAGTAGAAGACATATCAGAGGATATAATCTTTGAAGTAAAGATACTCTCAATAGAAGGACTACAGGTTGTCTTCACAGAACATGTAGAAGAGCCAAAGGTTTTATACTTAAGAGAACTTCCTACTGCCTAAGAATAAAAAAACCCCTCACGAAGAGGGGTTCTGAGCAACGACCTAAAAACAATGGCGGGGTGTTTTAGGAAAAGCACGTTAAGATTTGTGCTTTAGAAAGAATAGTAAGTTGCTCATGGTCTTTAACGAAATGCTTCAAAGTTTCTATATCACTAGGATCTAACTCCAAAGACTCTCCTGCATGTAACTTAAGAGCCCAAGCCATAAACTTGAGTGCATCTCCTTTAGTTGCAGTTACTAGCATTTGAGCTACGATTCTTCCCATGTTGGAATCTGCAATCTCTTTACCACTTAGGTCAGTAAGTGGGTTGTTTAAATTAATAGTGGTCATATAGGTTGGTTTTTTATTTAATTAAAGTTTAGTAAATCCTAGTTCTGCTAAAGCCCAGTTAGTAACATAGCTGTCATCAGTAGACCACAAGGCATATTGCTCTGCGTTCATAACAAGATTACCATCCATTAGACTAGAACCTGGCTTGCTTACAACTAACTCATCTTCTGTCTCTTCGACCTCAGAAAAGATCTGCCAATAGAAGGTTACAGAAGTTGGATTCATAGGGAAGTTCAATGCAATAACATTAAAGTATTTTGCAGTCCCTTTAGTTGGTACGATTACATCTTGAATCTTTATCATAATCACAAATATAATGCTTAAAGTTAAAAAGTCAATTGATGGGATTACATAACATTTGTAATAATTCCATTAGTTACAGTTATCATAACAGGAGGCATAGTAGGGATGTTAATGATTCCATTCCAACCTGCCACATTACCGACCTTGTAGTCTGTGGCGTTTATTGACCCACTTACTTCTAGTTTATTACCAGCATCTGTCATTGTGCCTATTAAGAAGTTTCCTGTAGAGTCAACTAAGCGTAATCTGGCTGTGTCACTTGTTCCAAATACCACGTCTGTAGCAGAATAGCTACCGATTAAGAACTTACCAGCACCTCCCAAGTTAACCATTAAGCTTGCACTACGTACTAGAGATTGTCCAAACTGTGTACCACCAACAGTAGAACCAAATACACGATAAACCACGTTATCGCTCTGGTCGTTAAAGGCTACCCACGCTGCTGTTCCACTTGCACTTGTAGATTGAACTGTTCCGTATATATTAGCAGCCGCAGCAGATGAGATGTGGAAAGGGTAAGATGGAGAAGACGTGCCTAACCCAAAATTACCATCTTTAGAAACAGCGTACACAACAGTATTTGCAGCACCGCCCCCTGTAGAACTTCTGTAGAAAATAAAATCACCTACGGTAACTTGCTCTGTTGCAAACTTCCAATTTCTTCTGTCTACGCCAGAGCGCAATGTATTTATTGATAAAGTAGGGTAGCCAGATGCATCTCCCTCTATCGTCAAGCCACCGGTCCCTGTCTCAATCTTTAGGTCAGTTTTAACTCTAGCCGTACCACTCACATCCAACTTATACCCAGTATCCGTTGACGGACTTGCTCCTACATAAACATTACCCGTAGTTGGCCAAACAGTAATACCACTGTAAAGAGTCGTATATAGCCCTAGATACCCTGTTGATGGGTTATTAAATAGTAAGTTATTTCCTACTGCCCAGATTTGTCCTCTTAGTGTTTGTGCTGCTGGATTTGTACCTACGTACATTTGTAAATAAACTCCAGTGCTACCACCGATTGCCATAGTGGTATGCCCTGCGTTGGTTGTTGCTGTCTGTGTATTGAATATTACATCACCACTAGTTGTCTCTATTGCTCTGTGTATTGCAGTTTGTAATGTTGTAATTGTGGGGTTATAATATATGCCCCTTTGAATAGATGCACTTGTTGTATTTGCTTGTAGATCATACGTTGGTGTAATTGAAAGTTGCGTAACTATTGCTGAAGTTTGCGTGTTAACAGGAGTTTCAATAGAAATACCTTTCCAAGGAGCAGTTGAACCTGCCGTTTGTATAGTTTGATTTCTAAAATATACATAATTTGAATTATCAGTTGATGATACTTGGTTAACAACTTCATGATTTAAAGGTATTCCGTTATTTGAATTTATAAAACGAATTGTTCTGACTGCATCGTAAGAAAAAAAACTGTTACCAACTCGTATCTGTAAACCGCTATTCCCATAAACTAGCAAAGGAAAAGTTGTCAATCCATTACCACCAATTGAAACCTGTCCATCGTTAGTTACTTTTAAATTATCCCATCCTCCCGTGTTCTGTACTAAAAATGCTGTAGTTGAAGAACTATTATCCAAGCCTTTTACCCTACTACTACCATTTACATCTAGTTTGTATCCTGAGTCTGTGGTTGTTCCTATTGCTACGTTATCTGTTTTAAATATTCTAAACGGTACAGTGTTGCTTCCAGTAACGTTTTTTACTTGAAGACCATTACCATCATTTTCAATGTTAAAATACCATAATCCATTTAACAGTTGAATGTTAGAACCTGTTAAAAAAATACTAGCAAAACGACCAGTACCTCCAGCAGTAATTGCTCCTGCGTTATCAATCTTAAGTCTTTCGGTTGAGTTGGTATAAAAACTTAAAGAACCAAGTCCTACTTCTCCAGTAATACCATAACCTGAGTTTCCAAAATAAATTCCTTTAGTAGTACTTAAAAGTATATTTGAACTTTGTACTCTAAGACCCCAATTCTGTACCCCCGTAAACGCACCATTTGTAAACGTAGGATTGATGTCTAGTCCTACTAATACGTCATTGTTTGCTGCTGCTACTAAAGTGTTGTTAAAGTATACTCCTTGTGCAAGTAGTGAGGCTGCTGTGATTGGTGAAGTCGTAACTATCACACCTTGAGCTACTTCAATTGCTTTATAGTTGGTTACTCTTGTTAATGTAGGATTAATGTATATTCCTCTTTGAGTTCCAGATGACCCAACTGGGTAATTTATTGTTGGATTAATATTAAGAAAGTTAACATCTCCTGTAGCTGATGTTCCTACTGTAAAGTTTCCACCAATATTAAGCATATTCTTAATTCCACCAAAGTTTGGAGTATAAGAACCTACTGTGCTAGTTAGATTTAAAATTCCTTCTTGATTATTTCCTCTACCACCAATAATATTAAAACTGATTGTATCTGCATTAAATACTGCTCCATTAACAATAGTTGTTTGAGATGCTATAGAACTTAATGACGCAACTCCAGTTACCCTCATAGTCCCATTAACATCTAACTTATATCCTGCATCGGTAGTAGTGCCTATGAGTACGTTTCCGCCAAAAGCATTAAGCATTAAGTTCCCATAAGAAGAGTAACCGTTGTTTAATGTGTCAATCCAACCTGCCGTATTTCCAGTTGAATTTCTTGTTCCAATTCTTATAACAGATCCAGTATTGGTTCCACCATTAAAATCGTCTGTAGTTATCCAAACAGAACTATCTCCTGTTCCTTTTATATGTAACTTAGCTGTTGGACTTGTTGTTCCAATACCTACGTTTCCTGACGGAGATATATCAAAAATTGGTGTAGACCCATCCGCTATACTTACGTATGGATTTCTATAAGTATAGTTATATCCTGCACTCCAATCTACTGCGCTGTCAACTGTGACACTTTGGTAATTTACTGCTGTTACTCTTCTACTAACTCCGTTGGCTGTGATAATTGTACCTACAATAATATCGTATCCTGGAACTCCATTTCCGTTGTTTGGAGTAAATGTTACTGTTGCAGATGTTCCAGACGTAATTACAGACGATAAACTTCCAGGGGTTAGGTTCTGATATCCTATTGTTGTCCCTTGGTTTATAGTAATTGCACCTTTTAATGTATTTGTTGCAGAGAGGGTTGTTGAAGTTCCTATTCCGATATATCCGTTTCTATACCAATATGCTGTATTTTTGGTAATGTTATTATCAGCAACTGTTGGTAAACCATTACGAATAGTCACAGCAGCATCTAATGTTTTATCATAGTAACTGCCACTCATTGATCTAAAGAATATCAACGGACTATCGCCTGCTGTAACTGAGTCGCTATACCCAAAACGTGTTCCTATTGCTAAGTAGGAGTTAAGGCTCATTTTAGCGTCTATAACAACGCTTTTTCCAAAAGACTGATTTAATACATTTGTATTTGTTATGTTGTAAGAAATACTATTTAATCCACTAAAGTCAATATTTATACTCCCTTGACCTCCATTTGCTTGTCTTAAATAAAAGTCATATCCGTTACCTTCAGCCCCTAGTCTATAAGGATAGTTTCCAAACTGAGACACAAAGAATACAGTTGAGGTTCCATTACTTCCACCAGCGGTTCCGTTATGCCCAATGTATAATGATCCTTGAGAAACGGTCTCACTACCTATGTTTGTTTTATTTACTATTCTCGCAGTCCCATTAACATCTAACTTATATCCTGCATTGGTAGATGTGTTAATTCCTACTGCTCCGTCATTCCATATAGTTAATAAATCACTAGGAGAACTGTTTTGAACAAGGAATGCTTTTGTAGAGGACAATACATCAGAACCTTTAATATGTACAGTAGCAGTAGGATTTCCACCATGCCCAAAAGACCATCTAGCGCCAACTATTGCTCCTGCATAACTTGTAAATACTCCTGTACTTGATGTTCTTGCAAAGTAAAAAGCACTTCCATATTGACTTAACGCAAAACTTGGCTCTCCTACAAAAGTATCCTTAAACCATATTTCGGGATGACTTCCCTCTATTGTGAGAACTCTTGTACCAATGGTTCCTGCGGCTGCTCCAACAATTGTTGAACTTGCATTGCTTGTAAACCCACCTACAGTAATCGCATTAGTAGTCGTATTCCCAGCCGTTGTAACTGCATCAAGTGTAGGAACTGAGACCAAAGGAGTACCTCCAAAGATTGCTGAGAAGGTTTTGTTTTTCCAAAGAGATGAAGCCGATTCATAAACCAAAAGATCGTTATTGGTCTTTGAAGAAATAGCTACATCATGAATCTCATCTAACTCGTATCCGTTCTGAATACGATAAACTATTGTTCCGTTAGTTGGAGAGGTTCTAGTTACGACCCCTACGTAAACTAAGTGTTGAGGGGCAGAAGGTTTTACATTTGTAAGATAACCTGCTATGGTAGGGTGAAGATAAAGAATATCTCCATCTGCTAAAGTTACGTCTGTAAAAGGATGTGTTGCTACTGAACGAGTATCTAAAGTATCAATCGTTCCTTGAACAATAACATACCCATCTGAGTTGTTGTTTATGTCCGCTGCAACTACACCAAAGGTTTGTGCCGAGTTAGCATCGTTGTTACCTTGGGCTTTTACAAAATTAGGAAGATGCCCTGTTGAGCCTTGTATTCTGATTACTGTACCCTTACGTAGAACAGCCCCTGTAGAGTTTCTTCCCAAGGTCATTAAGGCTTCTGCTTTGTCTACGATTCCACTATTGTCTGTGTCGTAAGTGGCCTTATACATATCACCACCTCCACCTCCTCCTGCAACAGGTTTCCACACTCCGTCATCGGCTAAGTAAAGATTACCTGCACCTGTAGCCCCTGTACCCAAACGATTAGGGTCAATGATTCCTGTCTGAATATAAGCAGCATCAAACCTTCTTAAGTATAAATGCCCGTCACTTGTTGGTGGAGTAGCATAAACATATCCAGAAGGCAGGCTGGGAGGATTAATGCCATTCTGTGCAGATGCTTGAATGAAGGACAATAACTCCTGAGGTAATAATGGATTACTAGGCATAACTAGTACAAATATAAGTTAACCTATAAAAAAGTAAACCATAGCTATAAGTAAAAAAAAGGGGACCGAAGCCCCCTTATTATTAATTAATGTTTAGTTTTAGTTCTCTAGCTTATCGGGACCTCCCGTAGCTTTTAAGAATCTTAAGATATCACTTTGATCTTTTAAGACAAGCACGATGGGCTCACTAGTCACCTCAAACTTTGTAATCTTTACTGGCTCTTTCTGCTTTGTCTCTGGATTAATCTTATATTGATAGTCGATAGGATTCATCTTATCTGCATTACTAGATAAAACGATAGCTAATCCATCTTTATCAGGATAAGTTAACATAACCATGTCAATGTTAAAAGAGTATCCGTTCTTGCGGATAATGTCCATCTCATCTTCGTGAGATGTCTTTTCTACTTCCGAGTAATAAAATAGTTTATTCATGTCTTTAGGTTACCAAATGATTGCAATGTCCATAGCTCTTACCATGATTCTGTCTTGCTCGTCTACTTTGACTACTTCTGCGTGCATTAAAGTAGAAGTAGGTACAAGTACCAAGTCTTCAGGAAAAATATCTGTTACTTCATCTCCAACTGCAAATACAGATAAAGACTTCATGTTCTGAAGCTCTTCTATAATTAGTTGTTCTTGCATTTCCTTGCTTACAACTAAGCCTAGGTCTTTCTTTTCAGGACGAGTAAGTAATACTCTGTGTCCTCTTAATTTAAATGTGCTCATATTTATAGTTTGGTTAGTTTTATTTTACAATTCTTAAGTAGGTTAAGTCCTGCGGGTGATCTATATTCTTCTGCATAGTATACTTCTTTAATACCACTTTGTATAATTAGCCTAGCGCATTCAAGACAACAAGAGTGTGTGATATACATACTTGCTCCCAATGTACTTATAGTGCTCTTACAAGCTTTTGTAATAGCGTTAGACTCTGCATGAAGAATGTAGCTCAAAGTTACATCGTTCTCTTCACATTTGTTAGGCATACCACTAGGTGTTCCGTTATATCCGAATGATATAATATTCCCATCTTTGACTATAACAGCACCTACCTCTAACCGTTTACAATACGACTCTTTAGCTACTCTATGGGCTATGTCCATGTAGAGCTTATTTTTCTTGATTTGGTGACTTAGTTTTGACATCTTAATTTGCAAAGTTATTAACTTAGAGGTATATTTGAAACATAATAAATAAAATTATGGAAAGCCAACAATCAACCGTGTACTGGAAACCTGACGAGGTAATTACACTTAAAGGAACTGAACTAGCTGCTCTATTACAAGTAGTAGATTTACAAACTGTTGCTATTAGCCAAGTGCCATTAAACACTTTAATGGAGATGTTTGCATTGGCAACTCAAGCTAAGAATAGCATCATGGAAAGACTTGCTGATGAAGGTAAGCTTAGTGCTACTCCTACTACAGAAGAGGAGGTTGAAGAAGTTGAGGAAGTAGTTGTAGAACCCGTTCAAGAATTGCCGATTCCAGAAGACTTGTCAGAGATTTCTGACGAGATTCTGTAATTGAGTGTTTATATTTGTTTAGTTAAAAGTAAAGGAGGGCTATAAACCCTCCTTTATTGTTTCTAAGTAATTGTTAAACCGATAGATTTCTTTGTCAAGTTCTACGGATAATTCTGCTAAATTTATCTCAGAGTCTACCACATGAAAGAACTGCTTACTAAGTTCATCAAAACGATTATGCTTAAAACTAAACAGGTCTCTCTTGTAGACAGGGTGTACTTTAAAGACATACATTCTCTGTAAGTCTTCAGGTTGAGGTACTTCATAATAGTCATGAAAGGATGCAAAGTCACTTATCTTTCTTTCAAAGCTATCATACTCTTGTTTTCCCTTACTACTAAAGAGAAAGAATAGACAATCCGCTGAGTAACGCTTATGATATCCGTAATCATCTAGATAGGCATTTATCAAACCAAAACTACGTAGTGTCGGTAGTGCTTCCTTATTAAATATAAGCGCACTTAAGTATCGACTAGTTAAAGTTTGTTTGTTGAGGATCATAAAATTCTTACTGCTCATTTTATATGGTCCTTATACCGTTGTTTATATAATCGTGCATTGGATATTGCCATAAGTCGTTCTTTGTATGCCATTTATATCTTTCAATAGCTTGATGAAACCCTTCGTAAGTTCTACCATCTACAGTACCTCCAAATTGACCTAGCTGTGCAATAGCATCACTTACCTGATAGATAAGAGGATTACCTGGAAAGTCTTGGTTCTCTACGATAAATCTAAACGGATGTACCTTATCACAACCTAACTCATTAAGTAAACCACTGCTCTTAATTCCAAAGGTATAAAATGCTGCTTGGATATCATATCGGAATTTCCAAAACATAGTATGTGCCCATGTCCCTGTAGAAGATGAACTAGTCTTTATGTCGATTGGATATACGATGCATCTTTTGCGATCTACGGCAATCAAATCCACTAAACCTTTGCATTGTACACCTAAGTACTCAAAGTCCAGCACAACTTGTTTATATAGCTCTAAATCGTCATTACCCATAATCCAATCTGCAGTAAAAGGATTTGTCCTTAAACTATCTACGATTGCATTAATTTTAGACATCTGATGTGTGCTGATAGTACTTTTACCTTCAGCCTCTAACAAAGCTTCATAGTACATTCTGCCTTCCTTATCAAATCTTTCACGAACCTTCTCTATTTTGTCTCTCTTAAATCCTACAGTATCATATGCAATTTGTTCTGCATTAGAATCATTTCGGTTTATATATAAGTTCCAAACAAAGTCTCCCATCTGTGCTGTAGGTCTTTCTGCATCGGTAATATAAAAACTATTGTGAAAGATATCATCTCCTTGAGTTAAGATTAAGTCTACTGCATCTCCTATAACTGAAGTTTCTTTAGGCTCTTCTAATTCTGAATTGCTATAGGCATTCAGATACATCTGTGGGTGTAGCAGCAGCTTTTTAAGTCTACTTTGGCTTACTGCCGTGCTTTCTAAGTATTGTTCGTTTAGTATCATAATCTTTTAAAATGGTTAGCGTAAGTGACCAAAACAACCAACCCAAATGTACATTTACTAGTACTTGAGTGGATGTTCTAGACAACGAACATTGTGGAATGAGAAAGAAAAAGAGAAAAACAGTATTTCTCTGTCCTTTTTTCTTACGGAAGAAATTATAAGTCGTTAGGGTTACTCTATTTCCTATCATCATAGTGTTGTTTTTCTCTTAAGATGTATTCTAAGAACATTGCATTGCACAATACGTGGGAGATGTGCCGACAGCCTGACTCAGGGTCTACATCTTCACCTTTAGCAAAAGCAAACAAATGCCTCATTAAACTCTCTGTAACTTGAGTTACTGGCATACCTAGCTTCCAGTTGTCTCTAGCATACTTGTCTTTCCCGTACTCTAAAACTCTAACTAGACCTTCTAATGAGTCAAAGTCAACCAATGACCATTCTAACTTACCTTGATTGTATCGTAAGGCTTGCTCGTTCTTATCTCTGTCTAGTAAGGCTTGTTCAAAGTCCTTAACCTCTTGGGCTATTTCTTTTCTTATTGTGTTATTTTCAAAGCTCATAATAAATTTAGTTAGATTCTGGGAAACGTACTCCTAATATGTCATTTCCAAAGTTAATAACATTAGAAATAAACTTAGTAGTTTCTTCTTTAGTTGCTTTAGACAAAGACATAGGTAGTCTTACGTATGTGTTGTTTGTTGGGACATCTTCGTAGAAGAATTTATCTTTAAGGAACATAATAACTTCTTCTTTAGTTAAACTTTCTCCCTGTAGATCTTCTAATCCCCCTCTGATTATAGGTACAACTACACTATAAAAATATCTTAGTTGTTGCAAACTCTTCTTACTGTCTACTCGGGTAATACATACCTCGACATCTACCTCATTAGAGTTGTTCATAACGGCACCATAATACTCTTGTAGCAAGTCTCTATCTATTTTAAGGTAACTAGTACCATCATTCTTTTTTACCAGCTGTGCAGGTAAATAAACTCTGTTAATCATTCTTTTCTTTTTTGTTAGTTCGCTCTAACTCCTCAAACTTCTCTAATTCTTCAAGAAGTTTAAAAGCCATTTCTTCGTCATAATCCAATTGATTTGTAACATTCCTACGCCCAAAGGCTAAGTCAATCTGTTTCAAGAAGTAAGAGTTAGTACCCTTAGCACTACTTATGGCTTTGTACAAGTCTGAATTGACATACTCTCTGATAAACTGATATTGGATATTAAGGGCCCGTGCTAACACATAGGCCCTTCTTATATCCTTTAAGATTTGTTCTTCAGATGGTTTCTTGGTCATTACTAGTCTCTTCTACAGAGTCTTTATAGTCGTTGAAGTAAATTTTAAGTTCTTCCTTCTCTTCTTTAGTTAGTTTCCAATACTCATCACTAAACAGTTCAAGTACATCTTCAAACGTATTGTAGTAACCTTCTTGAATTTCATTAACTACTAAGTCCCAGTAACTATCAGGGTTGTTCTTTTGTTCAAACTCCCGATAAGTCATGTGGTCTTCTCCTATGTTACCATCTTCGTCAATTACAAACTCTCCTGCAAAATCCATCCCTGACTCTTCGTAGTTACCTTCACAAGTCAACTTATACTTTTTACAGAGTTTAGCAAAGAAAGGTAATACGGGACTCCAAGCGCTGTCACCTGAGATTATTATACCTGCTTCATCTCCAGTATGTCCTGTTGCTATCTCAAAGTGAGCTTCAAACCACTTAGAGCCGTACTTGTCATACACATCAAACTTAGTAGGAAATGAACCATCTGGTTTTTGCTCAGGTTTGTTCATCAAGATTTTACTATAGTTACCTGCCCATAGAGTAAATTCAGCACTTTCATCACCACGACGGTAATTAGTCTCTGTCTCTAGGTCAATCTTTTTAACCTGTGCAAATAACTTCTTAATCTCCTCTGGCTTACCTATAAAGTAACCGTAGTTGTAACAATGATTTGCCATAATTAAAACTGATGAAATTTAGCAGAAGGTAGTTGTACAACTAATACTCCAGAGTTATTACCTTCTCCATCTTTACTAGGGTAAAACAAAGTGCCGTCTTCCAACTCTAGAACGATTAACTCCTCGTCCCAATGTAAATCTTCAAGTTCTTCTTGAGAAGCATAACGTACTGACTTAATCTTCTTTCCAACAAAGATATCTTGAGCTAGTTCCATTCTTTCTACTTGATATTCTATCATTGCTTTCATTATTCTGCTGCTAGTGCTATAAAGTGATAGAAACCAGGACATTCTTTGTCTGCTTTCTTATAAGTAATCTCAGAGACTAGTGTTTTACTACCTACTAACTGCTTAGAAATATGCACAGACGTAGCTTCTTTGGTTCTTTCGGTATACTCACGGCCTTTCTTAATAGCATCAATCTGAAACTCACTACTAGCAATAACTTCTCCATTGTATACTTTTACTTGGTAGACTGTCTTCCAGGTACGAGTTCCCTTTTGAGGTGTAGTAGCAACTTGAGTTTTAATCTTGTTGGTATTAACTATTGGCTCACTGACACAAATACCTAGTGCAGGTCCCCACTTCTGTAACTTATTATTTTCGTAAAGGTAGTCTACATATTCATCCATACTTTTACCTGACGCTCTAAACTCTTTAGTTACGTCTACAATTCCGTTAGTGGTACTAATAGTACCATTATACGGATCGTTGCCCTGTTCATAAGTGGCATCTTCTACTGCATTGTTGTATGCCTCACGCATTGAGGCTCCTCTGCCTCTTACTTCAATTAAACTTGCTCCCATAATTTTTCTTTGTTTTAGTTAGTTTTACTTTTTCCAATAAGTTGCTGTACATGGTTCTGCTCTTAACGGTATTGTTTTACAGAACTTGTCACCTGCTACTTCCATTGCTGATTTTAATGCTTCTGCACAGCTTACAGATAGTGACTCTGGACATTCTATTAGATTCTCGTCATGTATTGTATTTACAAATTTTACAGTAAATACTAAGTTCTGAGGAATCAGATATTTGTTCCAGAAGTTCACACAGGATAACTTAGTTATCTCTGCGGATTCACCTTGGATTGGATAGTTCAATGACATACGTTCAATAGCTCCTCGCTTTTGACTAACAATCTGTACTTCCTTCTTCATCTCTTTGTAAGTAGGAGTATCTGATTTCTTATGTTTCTTGTACTTTTCCCAAAACGCATTGTCTTGCTTCTTCTTTAATTCTAAGTAATCTTTGTAATTGTCTACAAAAGACCTTTTACCTGTTACTTCTGATATAAGAACGTAGCCATTTGTAGTACCAAATTTCTTGGCTTCTTCAAAGTAATTCTTCAAACCAGGAAATGCATTAAAGTAGGACTCGTATATATGTTGTCCCTGCTCTAAAGATAATCCTAATTGTTCAGCAATACCCTTACCACTACCGCCATAGTTGATGGCAAATCCTGCGACTTTTGCCGCTTGTCTTTTGTCCTTGTGCTTTTTCTTGATTTCGTCTAACGGCAATCCATCTAGTTCTGCGTACATCTTAGAAGCTACAAATGAATGCATGTCACCTAAATCTTTCCTATAAAATTCTAATAGGTTCTCGTCTAAACACTTATTTACTAGGACAATCTGTTCTTGACCTGTGTAATCACAGCCAATAAGTACATTCCCTTCCTCTGCTACAAAACAACTTCTAGTTTCCTCATCACTAGGAATGTTTTGAAAGTTTGGATAGGATTCTTTAGTGGCTATGTTTTTACCGCCACTAGACAAACGACCAGTATTCATTAGTTGTTTGTACTGAGTGTGGATTCTTCCACTTACAGGGTTAATCATCTTTATCCAGTTCTCTCCATAGGTTCCAATATTCTTCTGACATTCTTTATACTTAATGTATGTGTCGAGAATAGGGAACTTATCGATTTGTGGTACTAGTTGACTGCTCTCTGTAGTGTGTTTTACTTGACCATCTACGATAACTTCAGTATCTACTCCCATTAAGGTAAACAGCTTGATTACTTGTGCAGCTGAGTTCCAGTTAATCTTAGTCCTTACTTTAGTTTGGAACATATCAATCTGTTCTTCAACAAACTTTCTATAGTTCTTGGTAACAAAGTCTTCTAGGATAGACAAATGAACCTCTGATTCTTGCTTAATCCTTTCTAACCTACTTAACCATTGGTCTACGTCTAGCTTCATCCCACAATACTCTATGTAGGATAATACGATGACAAACTTATTATCAAGTTCTATGGATATATTACATCCAAGTTCATTGATTTGTTCCTCTTGTATTCTCTTGAGTTCGTGCAGATAAGCTACGTCCATTGCACTGTAGATTATAAAATCGTAAGTAAATGTTCCGTTTATCTTTCCTCTCTCAGATTTGTCCATTACAAGACCTAAATACCTAAACACACACTCAGCCAACGAACATCTATGACTTTCCAGCCCTAGGTGTGTTGTCTTCTCTGCTAGGAAAGTGTCAAACACTCTACTAGGTATAATACGATTGTGTAATAAGAATCTAATATCAAACTTTAAGTTATGACCTATAAGAGTTTTAGTCTCTAGTATCTGTTTAAAGAGTTGAATGTCTACTGTAAATGTATCGATAACAAACTGAGCACGAGCATTACCTATCTGAATACATACTAAAGGGTCTGTGTAAGGGTCAAAACCAAGTGTCTCGACATCAAACCCTATACAATCATCTTCCATTGCTGTGATGGAGTCTATACACATCTGTACAGTACAAGTATCAATACGTCTCAATGGATTATTTCTAATCTCTTGACGTAGAACTTGGTTCTCCGTAACAAAATATATCATACTTACTCCCACAAGTTTAATGTTTTTCTTAACTCAGATACTTCCTTTTCATAGTGTTCTATAAGTGTCATCATTTCCTGACTTGTAAACTTTTTAACCTCTTTAGAAAGTCTAACCATAGAGTCAGCTGTTCCTTGTCCGTGAAGTTTATCTAAGTTTATTCCAAATATGTATTGTGCGCCACTTAATCCTATGTTACATCCATAACACTGAGGCTTGCAATTTAGCTCATGAAATCGAGTTGAGTAGTATCTTCTTGATTGAAAATGTCCACATTGTATCTCCCGCCAGTGCAAAACTTTACTACAAGTAAAACAAGTGCAAGAACCTGTTTCTTGAGTCCCTGATAATCTTACAAAGACGCTAAATATTCTGTCTAGTTTCTTAGTCAACACACCAATAGATTCGGCTTTCTTCTGTCTTACCTTGGCTTTTCTTTCCTTAACCTTGATTATTTGTGATTTTTTCACACAAACGGCACATAACTTCTTCGTTTTGTTACTATAAGGGCGCTTTTTACCACATTCTGAGCATATTGTATCGATTAAGACTTTCTCAACTTTTATAGCCAAACCTTTTACAGGTATTTTTTTCTCTTTTGAACTGTTTCTATTTAACATCTTGTTTGTATAAAAAGGAAAAGAACAACCCACCTACTAAGTAGGTTGTCCAATTCCAGGTAAGTTATGCGTAAGTAGACTCTATTAGCTTTAGAGCATTCTCGTTAATTCTAGCAGCAGTACCAAACATCAATGCCTTGCGTTTAGTATCTACATCCTTGTAGGTTACTACGTGATTTGTAAAACGAGTTACAGCGTTAAAGAGTCCGTAAGCTGTTTCTCCGTGAGTGTTGAACTCAGGAATCATTGCACTACGTAATCCTTCTATTCTGTTCTTAGTTCTAGAAGTATCTACTGTACCTCCTAGAATACTAATTAAGAAGTCATCATCAATCTTGCTAGGGATTGTTGTTCTACTTAGTTTTACTAGTTTCTCTACAAGCATTTCTTCTGCAGTTAGAGATAACTTCAAACTATTGATGATCTGAGTCAGTTTACCCTTGTGGTTGGGTGTGTGTTTTACTGATTCACAGTCTTGTAATGCACTGTAAAACGTATTAGCACATACCACAACTACGTTAGTTGCACCGAAGCCAATTTTAGTCAAGCCGTCATGAGCTGTAAGCCCTGTGAGGTATCTAAGGTTGTTTGATCCACCGATCTGAACTTGTGGTAGTTCAAACTGATAATAAACTCTTTCTCCGTGACCTAAATAACCACCACGTGTGGCTTTAATGTTTAGGGTGTCAGCAGCTTCTACCATAAGTGCAGCTACCTCATGATTCTGGGTAATTGTGTACTTACTTTTAACTGTACCTAAACATCTTAGGTTGTCATCTCTAAAGATGCCAAATGCAGGTGAAAGTTCTCCTTCTGGTCCTGTTAGAGGACGTTTGGACACTGTCCAATTTGTGTTTGATTTTGATAATAATGCTTCGAGTTCCATGTCTTTTAAGTTAATGTGTTTATTTTGTTTGATAGTTTAATTAGTTCATCTAGTCTAGCTACATTCTCATGATAGCTATACTCATCCACCCGACCTGCAGTGATACTTTCTGCTAAGTGTATTCTGTCAGCAATGTAAGACTTTAAAGTAGTCCGTATATCATTGAGTTTAATCTGTTGGAGGATGCGTACATCTTGTATTTTGCCTTCCTCTAGAGTTTCCAAAAGAGCAAGTACATTTTCTAGTTTATCCATTTGATTGGGTGGTTGTTTTGTTTCTTTAAGTGTTCGTTAATCTTAATAAAGTGGTCACAGTCCCATTGAGAACCTGAGTAGTGTGCAGCCATTGGATGAGAAGATGTTAATACGATGTTGTTTTCTCCTATTAGGTGTGCATGTTTAGCTGCGTCCTTACCCCAAAAGCAAAAGATAACATCTGTGTTGTGCTCGTTGAGAGCTTTAAGTACCTCTTCTGTCCATTCTGACCATAATTTCATATGACTACCCGACTTACCTGCCTCTACTGTAAGGGCTGTGTTAAGTAAAAGTACTCCTTGTCTTGCCCATTTGTGTAAGTTTAGATCTACTGGAAAGGATAACTCATTCATATAGAAGTCTTCTTTTACTCTATCGTAAATCTTCCTCAATGATGGAGTTGTAAATTCCGTATTTCTTGGAGCAAAAGCTAACCCACAAGCCACAGGTTTACCCTGATAAACTCCTGGATAAGGATCCATACCAAGTATAACAACTTGAACTTGCCTAAAAGGAGTTAGTTGGAATGCTTTAAATACTTCTTCCTTAGGTGGGTAGACAGTTGTAGTTTTTCTTACTTGAGCAATTTGCCTACCTAGAGAGGTAAATTTATCAGACTCTATAAAATGCTTTAACTTGTGATACCAGTCATCAGGTATGTCTATTCGTTTATTTAGCAGCATGTGTGTTTCTTTTAGCCCTACGTTCTAGTTTAATCTTAGCATACTCTTTAGATTGGTCTTCTAGCTTTGTCTTTTCTATAAACAAGTGAGGCATTTCTTCCTTGATTTTGTTTATCAGATTGTAGAATTTTACAGCATACAAATAGTTACCGTCTACTAAGTCTTGGTGTGTAGTTACGTTGTGTATCATTGTACTGTGGTCTCTACCAAACAAACTACCCAGATTACTATAGGTGTATGAACGGTAGAAGTAAAAGAAACTAACCAACTGCATACGAACTTCTACTACACAGCGTTTCCTAGTTCTACTGAACAAGTCATTAAAGTCTGTATGCGTTGTTTCACATACAATCTGAGCAATCTTCAACTCTTGTGCCGTCATTAGTCTACAAGGATTGATTGTCATTAGTTTACCTTTATGACTACCACCAAACGATTTATTCTTGTAAGGCTTTATTTCTTCTAGGTTTAAGATTATAGCCACTGTTTTGTCTACATAGTAAGCATCTAGATTATTTACATCCTTAGAGCAATGCCTAACAACCATCTCTACAATATCTCGCACTGTTTGCATAATTCTATTAGTTTGTCTACTCCGTATAACTTTACTATGTCACTGGTATCTTTTGCTAGAAATTCACTATGAGTCAAGCGGATGAGTCCCTGTTCTTTGTACTTTTCATAGAGAATAATAGACCTTTCAACACCAGTAGGGTCTGAGTCAAACCAGATAAATACCTCATCAAATCGAGAGAGTAAATCATCCATAACCTTTTCACTAATTAAACTTGTTTCTGACCGAGGACATACTGCCAACAGCCCTATGCTGTCAAAGGTCATAACATCTTTCAATGCTTTAGTTATGATTAGTTTACTACCTCTTTCTGGAAGATGTTTAATACCTTCTAACTCTTCGGTGTAGTTATTTCTAAACTTATTCTTTCTGCTATTAGGTCGGTACAACTTAATTCTATCTCCCTCCTGATATCTGTAACAAGGGTCTGACTTTAAGTCTATGTACTTTAGTACTCCATTAATCCAAGCTTTCTCTACCTTACGTACATTAAACTTCTTCAAAGTAGACAAACCAATGTTAAACTGTGCCCAATACTCTAAGTCTGCCTGTGTATAAGGCATTATCTTAACACTAATGGTTGTATTACTTTGTTTCTCTTCTTCGTTAAAGAATCTTATTGTAGGTTTAGGAAGACTCTTAGTAGGCACACCTCCCATCTGAGAGTTAATCTCATTGGCAGTTATTGACTTACCTGTTCTTAGGGCAGCTACTTGGAAGCAGTTGTACTGTTTATTTATACTGAAGTCATTGAACACTAAAAATCCTTGGCGGGTATAGAAGAATCTACATCCAGGAGTTTTGTCCTCTCTAAAAGGATTGCAATAAAACTTACCTAATCGAACAGGCTGCTCAAAATAAAACTCCATAACCATCTCTTGACTATACTTAGCCAATAGGGTTTCTTTTGTAATTACCGTAGTTAATGCTTCTAAATTCATAGTTCTAATATAATAGTAGGGGCCTTTCGACCCCTGCTACGATTGGAAAGTTTAATTAGAATATGTCTTCGTCATCACTAACAAATGGACTAGTCGACGTGCTCTTCTCAGGTGTTGAGTTGTCAGCCCAATCTAAAACCTCAGTGGCTTTAGTAGGTTCTGCTTCTGCAACAAACTCCTTAAACTCAAAAGAGTTACCATAATACTGCTTGTAGCCGTAGTCATCTGCTGTAATACGTTTGGTAGCATAGTCAGTGATTTTACCATTCACAGGTAAGAACACCAAACTACATACATCTTGATACTGACCGTCTTTAACACCAAACAATACTTTAACACCTCCACTCTTCTTGTTGAAGTGGTCAAAGAACTCTGTCAACTCACGTACATTACCTTTTACGATGGCAATAAAATCGTCAAGTGCAAAAGGTCCATTGGTGATATCGATGTTACCATAGACTTTCATTAGGTTAAGAATATCTTCTTCACCTTTAAAAGCTTGACGTGCTGTTCCAATGTTTAACTTGTTGAAGTCTGCCAACCTTTCGTTACGTGCAGACAAATCGCTAATGCTATCTGCCCAACACACACGACTATGTGCATCAATGTATTGATTCTTACCTCCTTGACTAACACGATAGTCTTTTGAAATAAATATACAAAACTTGCCCAACAATGGTGTTGAATGTGTTGAATGGTTACGATACCACAAATCAATCCTAGTGCTGTTCTCTAGGAAATAGTTAGGTTCTTTTGTCTTCTCTACATCTACATCGTAAAGTTTAGCAATCTCTTCTCTAGTAGGATTAACTGCAATGATTTGTAAGTTAGCAAATCCTGTGTACAGCTTCTTACTAAAACTGCTGGGTTGTCTTGTTTCTAATGATTCTAAGTTCATGATTAATTTGTTTTAAAGTGTTGTTTTGTTTTTGTTTTTCTTGGTTACGAATAGTACTCATTGATTCTATCACAAACCTCTTTAAGGTCGTTAGGAATTCTTGTAGCATCAAACATACCAGCAGGTGATTTAGCTGGATATTTCTTCCAACGGTTAGTTACAAATTCATACGTTGCATCTCCGTTCTTGTCTTCGTCTACGTGAGTATACAATGCAATTGTAAATAAACCTTCTAGCACAATCTGATTGTCCAACAGCTTGCCTGCTGTTTTCATTTTGTAGGAAATAATTGCTCCATCGTCCATGACCTCCTCGGGATGGGAAAAGTAGAAGATTTTCAAGTCGTCCCTAAGTTTACGTGCTTCAGTTAATAGAGTAACCATGTCCTTAGCCATTATAGAAAACTTGGTAAAACCCGTCTCTGTGGCCTTCTTAACCATGCTAAATCCCATAATGTAATTACTATCATCTAGGATAACTTGCTTAATGTGGGTGCCTCTTTCACTGATACTTTGCAAAGCTTTAACAATACTGATAGCATCGTCTACTTCTAAGTAGTTCTTGTTTTCTGCATTGTACAATCTGTTTGCACCTTTGAATGGTAACTCCTTACGGGCTACGTTAATAATGTAAGTTTCCTTTGGGTCTAATGACTTGATGGATGTGGATTTGCCACTTCCTGTGGCTCCTACAACTGCGATTAATTTGCTTGACATAATTTTAGTTTATCTGTTTATCTGTTTATTAGTGTTTGTGTGTTGTCTGTTCGGTAACTTTACTTAACTCGTCTTCAAAACTATCTAAAGCCCAGCCATAAAATAAAGTAAACCTCTTAGCAATTCTTTGAGGTGCTTTGTCAATCCACCTCTCTTTACCTCCCATAGCATCCATACTGATTAGTTCTAAGACAGCTGCAGGGTTATCTTGTAAATAATGTACGAGCCAGTTTTGAAAACCCACTTCATTAGCAAATGACCAACTGTACATATCTTGCCAATCAGGTGCATTAAAGTTAATTTCTCGGACATCTACATTGATTATCCCACACATTGTCTTTAGAATGTGTTGTGTATGTATTCCAAATTTAAATTTCTTGTTCACGTTATCTTTTTGTGTATTTATCATAGTGATTCCCACTAATCATTAATTCTGCTTTAGGTAATTCTTCAAAGAATCCACTAGCACCTTCAAAGTGTAACCCAAGACTAGTGTTTTCTAGTCCGTAGTGTCTATCCTTGAGGAATTTAAGAGCACGATACCCACGACCCAACAGAGCTATATCATATCCGTTGTGTGTCTCTATATCGTACCTTGAGGGGTTAAATAAGCCCATTACAATCTCATAGTCTTGATGGACTCCCTTATTGATGTGTAATTCTTCTAACGAAGGTTCTATACGTTCTTCTATTAGCATTCCTTTATTAGTGTATACTGCTTTCTCTGAGGAAGGAGTCTGCTGATGTACAATAATATTTACCATCTGATATCTTTTAGAGAATCTTTCTAATACATAATCTTTAACTAGTAAGTCGAATGTTTGGTAAGAACTATACTTACCTGCATTTCCTGGTTGTGTTTCATTAGAGACAAGACTGATGTGATCAATAACACAAAACACCCATAAATCATCTGACTTGTACTTATACCCAGTAGTTATTCTTTTGCCATCTTCCAATACTTTGTAAGTATACTCTCCTATCTCAGGGTTGTTGAAGTAAGCTTCTACATATTTAACAATCCCCGTAGGGTTTCTTACGTAGTCTACTACATCTACAATCTCTTGTAATGCTGTAATGTATCGTTCAGCGTCTTTGATTTTAGCCATTAACTCTGCGTTCACAGTAAAAGCACCAATAGATTTAAGTTGAGTTACACTTATGTTTAGTTTGTACTTTTTATACAAATAGCTACAAATGAAAGACAACCAGAAGTCAGTAGCATTTTCTTCTAATGCAAAATAAAATATCTTGGGTTTTATGTGAGTGCCGTGAGTCTTTCTTATGACATTGTCAATGGTTAAGAACTTTACAAACTTTGTTTTTCCTACTCCCGAAGAAGCTGTAATACACGTAATAGAACTTTTAGTAAATCCTCCATATACTTGAGATAGTCTTTCAAATGGACTTAAAATCGAAGTAATACCTGAGTTTTCTTTTATAGTTTTGTTACGTTCAATGACTTTAATTAAATCTTCGAACTTCATAGTGGCTACTTTAGGGTTGTGAGAGGGAAAAGAAAAAGAAAAAACTGATTACAGAATGTTGTGGCTAGTATATCTTTTTGCACCACCATTTCTAAACTCCTCACACCACTTAGCCAAGTTGCTAGTAGGTACTTTATCGACTACCTTGCTGATAAAATAACCACACTCCTGGACAAAGTTGATGTTTCCTGCACTCAACAAATTATCCACATACAAATCTGTACCGCCTAGTATCTCTTCTACAGTATAGTCATACTCTAGCATGAAGTTTTCCATTTTTTTAAGTACAGTCTTTTTATCAGTAGCTTTACCTGCTATGCCTATTTTCTTATGACTGAACTTAACTACATAATCGTCTATCCACGATAAATCTACTACTACTTTGACTTTAGGACTTAGTTTGACATTTTCATCAACTTTTAACTCACCTATAGAAGCTTCAAGCCTTAGTAAATCTAAGGCTTTAGGCGACCATGAATAGGTGTTTTTAGTTGATATAAGTAAGCCTTCCTCAATCCATTTGTCCTTGATACCTTCTTTTACAAGAAGACTCCAAAGAATCTCATAAAACGTTTTTTTCATCTATTTGGGTTGGTTTAGTTTCTGTTATTAGATTTAAGTCTCTTTCTATCGTCAGGTCATCTTTCGACTCTAGCCTGATAGAAGGTATATTTTCTAATAAGGGGGTTTCAAATGTAACATCTTCTCCACACAATTGCAAGTACTCAAGATTATCTTCATGGATTTTCTTCATTAAGAGAAAATCTGGACTTGTGTCCAGACTCTCTCCATAATGATTGTAGGGTAAATTATTCATATGTGGCACAGTTTTCATTAGGTATGTTCCAAGTGCTTTCACAACAATCACAGGTAACGTACAGCAATAAACTATTATCCACCTCTACAGGTCCCCAACAATTAGGGCAAAGTAAATCTGTTAAAGCTTCGTCAATATCACTCTGTACTGATGGTTCGTTATCTACGTAAGACGGATAGCCAATCGTATGAGTTAGATACTTGTCTCTGAGCTCGTGAGAGTGCAAATCAGGATAGACTTCGTTGTAGTAGTCGTCTTGGTCCTTACAATCTAGAGGAAGTTTAATAGCTCCTGCAGGTGTGTTTGCTATGTAAGAGTTTACTTTAACTTTCTCATCCTCTAAGTCATCAAACAAGTCAAAGCTTTTATCAGCTTTTGCACCCCAGCTATACCCAGTACCATAAGTACCATAGCTTCCATAACCGCCATAACGAGTGTTCTCATACACAGGAATTTCTGCCTTATGCTCCCACACTTTGTCTACACCCATCTTCAAGAGTTCATAACCAAAGTTAATTGCATTCTCAAAGTGAGGTATAGAGATCATCTCGTTGTCACCATGCTCATTGATGTAACCACAAGATACGTTCATTGCTACACATTTTACCGTATCGTACTTCTTTAGACCACCGATGTCTGTACAACTACCGTTGTTCTTCTTGTACATATACTTATCCATGATAGAGCCAGCAGCTGTTACAAACTCATCACTACATACGGTAAGACCATTTGTGTAAGTAATTAAGTCATTCTTGTAAGAGTTTCTGTCTAGTTGAACAAGCATACTGCAATCTGTAAAGAACTCTTTGGTTGCTTTGTAAGTACCTATAAGACCTACCTCCTCGTCTTTGGGGAAGAATAGTTTTATGTTGTCAAACAAATCAAACATGTGTATTGCAAAGTAAACACCGACTTTATCGTCAGCACCCATACCACATTGTTCTGCTTCTTCAGTGTCAAAGCCAAACATCCAAGGATATGCAGTCATAATCTTAACATTATGTCTTACCTCTTGGTTGATGTCTGTATGAGCTACTACACAAGGATAGAATTCAGCATTACCTTTAGTTACATATAAGTTCCCATAGGCATCTTTGGTAGTAGTTGCACCTAAAGTAGAGAAATGAGTCTGTAGTTTGTCAATAAACTTATCTTGAGTTGGTCCCTTAGAATAAGTTCTCATGTCAAGTAGCATTGTCAATTTATCATAGTCAGGCTTTATCTCTAGATGCATCTTAGGTATGGCTGTTAGAGACTCTACCCTAATTACATCTCTTGGTGGAGTTTTAGTTACTTGTAACTTAACTGTATTTCTGTTTTGTCTTGTTGCGTTTTTCAAATCTTCTATTTTTCTAATTGTGTTGTTTATCCAATTCATGGCTTTAAATTAAGTGTAAGTTTAAGTAAGCGTCAAGGTCTGGCTTATACCATATTTCTCCTTCGTGTTCTTGAGTAAATTCTATTGGATAATAATTACCGTTGGTAGCCTGTAAACATTCTTCGGGCTTGTAGTACGAATCGTTCCACTCAATAGACTCAAAGTTGGTATTACTCATTAAGAAATAACCTCCACTAGCATACTCGAATAAGTCTTCATCATCGTGACAAGCATAAGAACCATCCACCAACTCTACTGCATTTTCAGCTAAGATGTAGTTGTTGTCCCAGTCTCTAATTACTTCTGAAGTTAGTACCCAGTCATTAATGCTTTCTATATAAGTAGCATTATCACGAGTTATGTTAGTACTGTGGTGGTCTGAATACACACTACAACGAGAACAAAGAGTCTGATTGTAATTGTCGTCTCCACGTACATCTACATAACAACTGTCATCTTCGTCCATCTCCCTACCACAAGCATGACATTCTATTGAACTATCGCTACCTATTTCTTCGTAACCGCCTGCAGTATCATTTAAGAGAAGGTACTCACATGAGCTATCCATATTGGATACTTCGTTACTAAGAATGTTACCACCTAGACTTAAGAACTTTAAGCTGTCCATATAAGGGTACTGACGGTGATTTAGAAGTACTCGTTTGTTGATGTCAAGATTTGTAGTGTCTTGCTCTATTACAACTTCTAGAAAATTAGGATAGCCAGGATAACAAGTATTGATACCTTTAACTAAGAAGAAAGCTTTCATTCTATCTTGTATAAGATCTGAAGTAGCATAAATCCTGTCATAGTATTCAGTATTTCCAACTGTCCACACTAAAGCTCTACCTTGTACTTTACCTTCTTGGTTCAGTAGTACGGCCATCTTACAGATGTTTAGGTTCTTGGTGTAGATGTCTAAATACCCATTAGTTCTATCATAACGCATACAAGAACTACCTAAGTTACCTGAAATAGAAGCATAGTTCTTTTCGTGATAGAGTTCTGCAATCCAATGACCCTTTACAAAGATTACTTCACCAGAATCTCCCTGCCTAAATCCTTCGATACGGAATCGATTGTTGAATTGGTCAAAGTCTGTTTCGGTAAATAGTTCTGCAAGATTGGTAATAGAAACTTCTTCAAGGGACATCCCTTTGTACTCAAGTTCTTCCCTTACAAAACCCTGTAGGCAAGTAAGATGAGGAATTGAAGAAAGTAACTTCTTAACTACTTTACCTGCTCCGCTGTGGTAACGATAGTCTTTGTCTTCCCAAATCCTATGTCCTTGATGGTTGTCGTAAGCTCTAGCAACTCTATCATACGTCATATAAGACAGTTTAGTAGGGTCATCTATACTTATACCAAGATAGTTTAAGTTAGTAGGTATTTTAGGGATAGATGCTCCAAAACTACAAGTAAGCTTTAGGATAGCGGCAGCAATTCGATTGTCATTGATAGCACCAAGTCGTATACTTAGATCCTGAGATATGTTCAGGTAATCATAAGTAATAACTGGCTCAACTGTTTCTGACAAGTTTGGTTGAATGTCTAAATCTGGCATAATAAGTTCTTTTTTGTTTTTAGTTTTAGTTAGATATAATGGAAAAGAAAAAGAGGGCCTTATTAGGACCCTCTTGACACAAGATTTAATTAAAAGTAAGTTTGTTGAGTTACTCGTAACTGTTTAGTACGGACTTTACTCCATTCCAAAACTCTACCACCATCTTTAATCTATCCATAGCAGCACCGTTTAGTTTATCTTGGGGTATTTTTTCTAGTGGATCTATAAAAGGAGTGATGTGTGTTAAGCTACATGCTTTAATCATTTGACGAAGTGTCTTCTCAGAGTTGTGTTCTAGAGACAAATCGTAGTGAGGCTTAAGTGCTGTTTCAAACATCTCAAGTATCTCTTGGGCTTTCTTTTCTACAACTGCATTAAGTTGTTCTGCAGTTAATTCGGGCATTATATTTTCCATAGTTATAGTTTACTTGGGATTTCAAACTTACCAGTAATATACGTTAGTTTGTCAGTAAGTACAATTTGTCCATACCCTATTGAACTGTTTGATATATTGTGGTGACTTTTACTAAATAAACGCTGCTCGATAAGGGTTTCAATGTCATTGTTCTTTGACAACACCCATGTATCGTCTTGTTTCTCTAAGATACTAAGAATTTGTATCTTTCCTTGTCCTGCTTGAAAGTTTACTTTATACATTTCTTTGTCTAACATAATTTAAGTTTTAAAACAGTTTCTTTTGTATCTTTCTATGTTCCCATATAAGATGCAGGTTCCACCTATACCATTGGTGCAAATTTATGCAGTTGATATTACAGTAGTCAATAAAATGCTCATTAATTTTCTCACGCAGAGTTTTAAGTTTATACTCTGTAATTACATCTACACGCTTAAAGTTGTTTCTGTTTGTTTCTACGTTCTCGTTCTTCATAATAATGCAATGGATAAATAGGGCAAGCAAAACATATGGGACGTTGTTTACTCAGTGGTCTACTACACACTGAACATGTACGCCCCATATAATTGTCTGCTTTTTCTTCAACAGATGCCCGAAACTTGTTCTTGGGCCTATCAAACATTACCGTTTACGTCTGTTTGACTTTTTACTAGTTGAAAGTGTAATGGGAGCAGTAGTTACAGGTGTTACAGGCGTTACAGGTGTAACAACCTCTAAAACAGGTGCAACTTGAACTTCTTCCTTTGTCTCTTCTACAACGACTTCAACCTCAGGCTCTTTAACTGCTACGTCTTTGTTTAAAGCCACTAGAGCCTCTAACTTAGCATTAGCGGACTCTAACTCTACAATAAGAATATCTCTTTCTTTACGAAGAGTTCTTCCAACTTCTAAACCTGCCGCAAGTTTAGCATTTACTCTAAAGAGTTCTTCTTTTTTGTCTAAAAGTAGCTTGTTGGCTGATTTAAGACTTGAGTTAAGAACTTCTAAGTCGGTACTTAAACGATCATTTTTAGCATAATGATGAACTGCTGTTACGATAGCAACTAAAGTTGCTAAGAACACGATTACTAGATAGATTGTTTCCATAGGTTTGTTTTTTAATATTGCAAATTAATAACATAATATGTTAAAAGCAAAATAAACAATAGGTTAACTAAAATGAGCCTCCTTTATTGTTGTACAATGCTACTTGGTGTAATTGTTTCTCAATGTGTATGAGAAACTTAATAAGATGTAATAGTTTCACTTTCATGTTGTGGTGTAATTAAAGTTAAATGCTCTGCAGGAACAGGCTTGATTGTACCATCTCTAAACTCTATAAATGTAAAGTGCCTATTGACTTTATAGATAGTAGCTTTAAAGACAACAGAAGGGTTGTCAGGAGATATGTACTCAACTAGACAAGGTTGTTGATTATCTTTTTTGTTGTTTATATCTTCCATTTTGTGATAATCAAACCAGTTTGTTGTTAATAAATGTTAATCATCTCCAAGTACTGTGTCAGAGTTATTACTAGGCTTGATGCTTTTGACTTTTAATTGGTCTTTTATCATCCGTATCATATAATCCAATGCCCTATCGTAACCTGCTTTATAACCATCGTCATAACTCATTTCCTTCTTGTGCATTTCCCTGGCTTGTTGTTTAATGATCTCCCAAAGTTCAGGTCTTAAATCTGCACAAGCACACTTTTCAATTAACCATTCAACACTATTGCTCATTGCTCACCTCCTCCGTAGGTTAATGGAACTTCAATTACTTGAACTCCGCAATGGTCTGCGTTGTCCCATAAAGTTGAATCATCACAATTTAGAATCTCTAATAAATGTCTTGCCTCTTCTTCCGTTGTTTCTTTGGTATTGTAGATAATAAGAGTTCTTTTAGTGGTGATTGGTGTTAATGCTGTTAGATGTTTCTTAATCATTGATTCGTGAAATTTTTCTGGGTAATTTTTAAGATAATCTCTAATCGCCTCAGCAGTGTTTAGCAATTGTTCTTCTGTGTATAGTTTGACTGCCGTTTGTTGTTTATTGTTGCTCATTTGCTATTTCAATTAATTTTTTAAGACAAGCAAGTTCTGCTTCTTCGTATGGTTGATACTTCATCTCCCATTCTTTAGGGTCTGTATTGTAATGACCAACAACAGAAATATCCCACCAGGTAGTTTTATTAATTAGTCCTCCAATATAATTGATTTGACATCTAAGATTATGCTTCTCTCTAAAGAATCTAAATGCTTGTGAGAATGTTGGTGCACGTACCCATCCGGGTCTTAACCATGTCTGGTCAGTTGTCAGAACCATTCTAATCTCGTGTTCTGGTTCCGGTGACCAACTCTCTTCCCAATTACAAAAACACTTTTCATCAAATCCAAGTTGCTTTAACTCTAATGCAAGTTCGTATGGTACAAAATCCACAGCCGTCTGTTGTTTATTGTTTGTCATTGCTTAGACATTACATTAATGGCGTTGGTAGAACCAGACATTGTAAACTTGTAAACGTCTGTTGTGCAGTAGGTTTCATTTACTCTTACTATGGCAGAAGAACATCTCTTAAAGTCAGTGAGGAAGTCATCGTTAAGTATTGAGGTAATGTCATCTAGGATAAACACAGTGTTGTTGTCGGCAGATTTAGTACAAGTGAAAGTGTAACGCTTAGACTCTCCGTTTACTATTAAGGCTATGTCTGTTTGTAAAGACTCATCACAGAAATAACTTCCTGTTAAGTAAAAGTAAAGTTCATCTCCTACTTTTTCTAGTTTAAGTAATGCTTTCTTGTCAGAGGTCATGCAGTAAGCAATCTTGTAGGGATTGTCTAGTTTGTTGTCGACAGTTTTAACTATCCACTGTCCGTAACTTAAGTTAGAGACAAATAAGAGAGTGAGGATTAATAGTTTTTTCATAAGTGTTGTTTTTAGTTAGTTTTAGTTAGTTGTAATTCTTTTAAAGTTTGTGTCTCGATAGATATATGTTACTTTATCTTCATCGAAGTCTTTTAATGCTGCTGCTACCCAATCTTCGTCTACTGTTTCATCGTAACAAAGAATATGGATGTAAGCAGTTTGATCTGCAGATAAACGTAACGCTCTACCTATCTTCTGGCTAGCACGTTTCTCGTTGCCGTAAGCGTGTAAGATAACAATGTGCTTTAAGTTAGGTATACTTATACCTTCACTTAATTGCTCTACTGCACTTAAAAATCTAATCTCACCACTTGCAAAGGAGGCTAAGTTTTCTAAGTTTGTTGTTTTGTTTTGTTTAGAATGATAAGAATCTTCACAAAGATTGTCTGCTTGCTCCGTAGTGTTGGCAAATACAAGACATTTTTCTTCAGTGGGAATAGAGTTCATAATCATTTGTACAAACCTTTCTTTGGTTTCAAACTGTTTTAAGTAATTAATACGCATGATTCTCTTGAACATAACCTGCTTCTCAGTAGGTGCATTAGCTATTTCTTGAGTTATCCAATCGTATTGTTTTCTTTCTGACGTATACCACCCTTGCTTTGTCTGTAAGGTCTTTTGTTCGTTTAAGGGTAGTACGTGTACATATATCTTATAATCGTTGAGTATATCGCTGTCTACGGCTTCATCGACTGTATACTGGTATCTTATAGGATAGTATGTTTCCATCATTTCACCTTTCTCTCCGTTTTTATATCTTGGAGGTGTGCCTGAAAGACCTAGTATGTTTCCTTTAAACTCACTTAGGAAGAGTTCATGGCTATACTTGGTGTTATGGGCTTCATCTAAGACAACAATGTTGTAATCCTTGGGATTGTGTTTATGAAGAGACAAATAGGTGGTGAAGGTGATGTTGTCTAATAGAGGTTCTAATGAGAACTTTTGTGCATCTTGCTTCCAAGACTCAAAGATTGATACTTTAGGAGCAACTACAAGAACTTTACCCTTTAGTATGTTGATGTACTGTAAACCTATGTAAGTTTTACCTACACCCATACTTATGTGCAGTCCTGCCTTTCTGTGGGGTAGAACTGCACGTAATGCTTCTTGTTGGATTTTGTCCCTCATTCCTTGGGTTGTACTCATGTCTATTACTTGATTGTTTGGATCTAAATAAGTGGTCATTATTTAACTGATTTTACTACCGATATATAATTCTGTGCTTCGGCATACTTGCCATCTATATTACGAAGATAACGATTTTGTATGTGAATATAACATTTGATGTTATCTCGATAAGATTTATAACTAGCATGATTAAGATTAGTTCCCAAGACATATTTACACTTATGAAACTTAATACCAAATAGGTTCTTATTAGCCAAACATACTCTAGAAGTATAGTTCCCTGTCTCAATCCTAGCCTGGGCAATAGCTACTGCTGGTAAAACACATTCATGCTTTACCAACTCTCTAGCTATACCTGTATCTGATAGATGTACATCTCCAACTCTAATGGTGTCCCTGGTGTGTTTATGTTTGATTAAAATAGAGTCAGGTTTAGCCAATAGAATAAGAACTATAATTAATAAGATTATGTTTATCCATACAGATACTTTGTAATACTTAGCAAGGTTAGGAATAATCCTAACGTTGAAGTCTTTAGATACTTTGTAATAAGTGTTTTTCATGGCTTTTAAGTTTAGTGGTTAATGGGAAAGAAAAAGGGTAGGTAGTTACCCACCCTTTCTTTTACTTAATCTCAATCGAGGAGTCAGTGATAATAACTTCTGTGGTCTTTACATTTAGGATAAATTTTATTCCTTTAAGTGTAACTACAACAGGTTCTTGAGTGGTTTCATCCTTAGGTACTTCTGATGTTGCACAAATTGCACTCTTTGGGTGCATTTTATTTTTCTTCTCAGACAACACAAGAGAAGTAGGAGTAACTTCTATTACATCGTAGACAGTTTCTTCTATCTTTTCTACTTCTTTCTTTTCTTTCTCCTCTACATCTGGTACGTTAAAGAGTTCTAACTCGTCTAAGGATTTAATGATAGGTCTTCTAGGGACTCTCATTGTTGTCTGTTCCTCAACTACTAAGAAGTCTGTTTTAGTGTCAATAGGGCCGTTTACAGGCACTATAGTCATTAACTCAGGTGTTTCTGCCTCTTTTACCTCAATCGTGTCTGTAATGGCTTCTATGGGCTCTGCATCGTTACTGAGGTATTTAGGTACAGGTTTACCTTTGTTGGTTAGAAGATCTTTCTCAGTAACTACAGGTAATTGAAAGTAAGTAGGATTTACTACTGGGCTACTGGGACCTATATTCCAGAACTTACTAAAGAAGTTAGGTATTTCTACTTGTTCTCCTTTGTGGTTGTAAGTGTAGAGGGTTACAGGTTTGTAGGCATTGATTCTACTGCCGTAGCTGCTTTTCTTAATAAGTCCTTGGTCTACTAGGTTTGTTCTACATAGTTCGACTATATAGGAGCTTATTTTGAGGTTCTCGGCTATAAATCTATTGGTAAAGCCTACTAGAATACCTTCACGGATTACTTCATAGATGTGGCTACTGATAGACAAGCGAGGACTAATACGTTGCATTACGGGTTTAGGTTTGCCTTGTTCTAGTTTGAAGGCTTGGTTGTTATGTTTCATAGTTAGCTTAATTGCAATATTCTTCTATTTGTTGGATATATGCTAATCCTTCTTCGGTTAGTTGGTCAGCTGTCCAGAATCTTTTGCAGTCGTGAAACTTCTGAAGCATTCCCCAAAACTTAACATCATTAATACGATATTCTTCTTTGAATCGTTCCATTGTCTTTGGACTGAACTCAGTAGAGCCTAGGTTATTTGTTAGTAAGCATTCATCGGTAATTGCTACTCTAGGCATTGTGTTAGGGTCAATGAGGCACATACCTACGGCACACATTCTGCCATCAGCCATTACGTACTCACATTGGAAGGAGCTTAGTAATGCTCGTTGTTTGGGGTCTGATGTATAGTGATTTACTACTTCATCTAAGATTTCTAGTTTTGTTTTCATGTCGATTTAGTTGTTTTTTACGTATGTAACCTTTACTTAAAAAGTAAGTGATGGTTGTTGACTTTGAATAGTACTCCAAGTAGAAAGTGTAGTTAGTGTCTTTGTAGACATACGCACTATCTATGATTTGTCTATCAAACAGCTCACTAGTAAATATAATCTCATCTATCATAGATGTATCATCACTAGTTAAAGGGGAAGACAAAGGGTCGAGTATCAGTGGATAGTCTGATAAGAAGGTTGTGTCTTGGGTGAAGTCTCTTGGGGCTTTTGGGGCTTTTAGAGAGTTACAGTTAGACAACAGGAAGATGAGTGATAACTTTAGGTAGTTCATAGGTTTTAAGTTTAAGTAAAAAATATCCTCCCTAGTCAAAGGAAGGATATTAGGTTTAATCAATCCATTTCACAGTAGGTAAAGTTTCTGTAACTGTTCTCAACTGGTCTATGAAGTTAGTAGGAGTGTATTTGGGGTAGTTAAACCCAAAGCTTCCTGTTTCTATGAATTTTGTAGGCACTTTTACAGTATCGACAAAAGTCACAGACTCCTCATAAGACTCCCTAACAGATAATAAGAGTCTAGCCTCTCTTTTGTCTGTAAGAATAGAGTTAACACTTAAGAAAGAGAACATCTCTTTAATCTCTCTGTGGTTAATAGATTCAAATTTACGAAGGGCACTTCTAAAGTTACGTACACGTACTTTAAAGAACCGTGATGTATCAACCTTCTCATAGGTAATACCATCAACTGTTTTTAGTTTTCTTGTTCTCATAGCGATTAATTAGTTAGTAAGTAAAAAGGAAAAGAAAAATCCGAACGGAACGAAGTGAAGAGAGGAAGATAAACTAAAGAGTAACTGACGACATAAGCCGCCAGTCATCTTTATCTACTTCACTAATCGCTATGTGGTAGCCCCCAGGTGATTCGAACACACTTTCTCCAAGATAAAATCTTGTTGTCCTATATTCCCAAAGGAAACCATTAGACGAGAGGGCCATTTTTACTTCCAGCTGCACTCAGTTGTTATTGGGTATACTCAAAACCAATATACATCACATCTTACCTATCAGGACATCCTGAGCCCGAAGCTCTTTACTACCTGCTTTTTATGCAGCACCCATATCCTATGGGTAGTGAGGAGACGCTCTGTGTGATTACAACTGCTCACCCTTTGGAAGTGAGTTATGGTGCATTAAAGTAACACAAACCGTTGATATCCCTTTTAAAGTCACAACATACTATTCTTGTGTTAGAACTGATAGTGCAGTTAACTAAACCTATTAGATAAAGGTATTAGTCGTAGTAAGGTAAAGAAAAACAAGTAACTGCCCTAACTCCAAGGAAACCGTAAGACACCCATATCAAACTTTTATTTAGGTATATTAACACGCTGCTATTTTTTCTCAGTTTACCCCTTTCTACCTCAATAGTTGAGGACTAGGGAGGAGTGCTACCCCTTTATTCCTTCTAACATATTATGAATCAATAACTTACAATTAAATAAATATACGAGAACAATAGGGAATTTACGGATAAATTAGTTATTAATTACAATTATAAGAAAGAAAGAAAAGCAGAATGGTAATGGTGGCGTTAGGTCACTCTAATTAAGGGCTTAAGATGATAGAGTAGGTGGTACTTGTATTTTTGGTAATTTAATGAAGAAAAAAGCACCCCGAAGGGTGCTAATTTAGTTGATGTTAGAAGGGAACATTGTCCACATTCGCATCTTCTTCTACAGGAACATTCTCGGTTAACGAGTTGATATCCACTGTGTTAGACTGTGCTACCTGAGTAGTTACGTCATCGTACTTAGCAATGTCAGGACGGAGGAAGCATTTGCGGTACACAAAGTTACCGTTGCTGTCTGTTACCCTAGACTTTGTCTCTCTGTCTAACTTGTAGGCAGATTCACGAATGATGTAAGCACCATTGGCATCTTTCTCGTTGATAATTTTGTAACCAACTGCCTCGTTAAAGTCAGATGTTTCAACGATTTGGATACGTACAGCACGTCCGAATACACTTTCAAGGTTGATGGGTTTGATGCCATTGTCCATGAAACGAAAGGGGTTCTTAGAATCAGAACCTTGGATTTTGTCAATAGCAATACCGAAAGAGGTTTCGAATACTGCAGGAGCAAAAACATGAATGGTTGTCCGTGTTAATTTAGCGGATAGACCAAGTGAGAAGGTAGCAAGTGAATCAGATTCAGTGCCACATAGAACGGAAACGGAACCTTTGCCGTTTAACCAAGCGGAGTAAGCGTTAACTGTGCTCATAATTTATATAATTTGCGTAAAGGAAAAGAAAAACCCTTACGTAGTAAGGGAGGTAGCCCCGTTTAGGACAACCGAACGAAGTGAGGTTGGGAGTCATTAGCCTTGGAAGTCGTTTTGTTTAACTTTTATTTGTCTAACCCCCGTGATTTTTATGACCAAGCCCCTTTTGTTTAACTTTTTGTGTAAGAGTTGGGTACTAGAAGTTAGACAAAACAGAGGGAAGTCACTCTAATTACCCAGTCAAAGTGATAGCGTAGGGCTACCATCCTCATTACAAGGGTAAGATGGGAGCTTAGGTAGTATGGAAGACAAAAGGGAGTCAGTCAGACTCCCCACCGTACACTATGAGTTTACCATCTTTTCCTTTCTCTATCATATCTACGATTTCTCCTTTATCAAGGATCATTACAACTACTGATTCCTTAAAGCTCATGGTAAGTACAACTCCATTGATAGAGTTTACTACTGAGTAGGTTAGTGGTTGTTCGTTACGTAGTATGTTAGAGACAAAGATGGAGTCATCTTTGGAAAGGTCGGTTAACTGAGTAAATCGTGGATGCTTCTTCCCTGTTGTCTGCCCACATGAGCAGTTTAGAAGAAGGGTAAGTAGGGTTAAGGTAAGGTATCTCATAAGAAGGAAAAGAAAAAACCCCCGAAGGGGTTATCTTTAGTTCTTCTTTGGTCTACCACGTTTAACTTTAGGTGGTTGAGTAGGTTCAGTCATTGGTTCTACATAGTTCCAGGGTTTACCGAAGTACTCTAAGAACGTTTGCTCCATTTCCCTAAGGGTAGAGCCTATGGTTTCTTGGTACTTAAAGTTTTGTACTAACGAGTAAGAATCCTCTACTTGACCTAGCATCTTACCTATGGTCTTTTGCTTTGTCTCTTGATAGAATTCGTGTTGACGTTCAATCATTTGGCGCATTCTTCTTTCGAGGTTGTCAGCGCAAATCTTAAGCATGTCGTTAATCAACGATTTAGCTTTAGGGGTTAGGTTATCCATAGCAATAAGGAAAAGAAAAAAAGTCCGTTAGGACTCTTTCTTACTGCTGTTCTGAGCACTCTTCAAAGCATCTATTGCTTCAGCAAGATAGTGGTACTCACGAACTAACCAAGCACGATCTTCGTGCTCTTCACAACAATCTAAATCTACTTGGATGCCTACTACGATAGACTCCAAGGCAGCGAATACTAAGTCATATTTCTCCATAAAAGGGAAAAGAAAAACCTACTCATTCTCATTATGTGTCTAAGATGATAACGTAAGGCATCAGCGTAGAGTGGGTTAGATATCCCACTCTTGAGCTGCATAGTAAGCGGCAAACGCTCTGCTTACACCTTGTCTACGAAAGAACTTGTAGGTATCTACAAACTCTCTCTCTAAGCCATAAGACTTAGCTACGTAATAATGGGAGGAGAAATGATCTATCATAAAAGAGTAAAGAAAAAGATAGCCCTAAGGCTATCTATATTCTAGGAATTCCCCATGATAATACTTCTTAGAAACCTTACCACATCCGTGTGGAACTCTACCAGAACGACCTGATGCACAAGACGCTAGTCCTACAATCACCAATACTATTACGATATATCTCATAGAATAGTAAAGAAAAAAGGTCCTTAGACCTTTCTTCTCTCAGCAAGTACCATGCTCAATGCAAATGCAGGTATCCATCCTAAGGCAAAGAAGTACTTCACCACCTTTGTGAACTCCTCACCATACTCCTTTATCATTCCTGATTGGAAGTACACAGTCATAAAGCCTCCTGCCACTATGAAGGCAATCATACTGACTACCGCAAGGGTAATCAGTATATTCTCGATTGTCTTTCTCATCTCTTCTCCTCTTTAGGCCAACTAAGTAAACCTAATGACCAGTAGCCTAAGGCAATGAACGCACTGAAGTATTGAACAGGAGTACCTGTCTCACAAACTGCCAAGGTAACCCAAGCAGCCATCAAGCCTAGTCCTATCAGGAACAGACTTGGAATCATTTTATATCTACTCATAGCATAAGGGTAAAGAAGAACCTACCCGCTAGGGTAGGCTTTCTTCTCTCTAGAACGGAAGCTCGTCGAACTCTTCCTCTCTCAGCTCGAATGGACTTGGTGCTCCTACTATCATTGGCTCATCCTTCATCCACCTGTTGTCTATCCAAGTAAAGTAGTAGCTATCATAATCCATAGCATACTCAGGCATGTACTGATTCTCATCTGCATGGTAAACAGCAAACTCTCTCATCATCCCAAGCCTCACAGTTCCTCCAAGTCCTTCCACTCGAACTTCCACACCTGCCACACCAACAGTCATCTCGTTCCACTCAGCTACCATCACTTCTGCGACAGCAACTAACTTATTAAATTTATCTATCATAGCACAATGGAAAAGAACAACCTCCTCTGCGCATTGACGGGGGTATACCGACTATGGTTTAGAGTAGGGGGAGTATCAATCATACATCCCCCACCCTTTTATGGATGTGAAGTATTTCTACGGGGGGTTAAAAATTGTAGCCCCAACCCTTCATAGATATAAATTGTTTGTGGGGGGGGTTAGAAATTGTCCTTAACTTTTTTTTGTAGGTAAGTGGGGTAGGGGGTTAAAATTCTGGAAGAGGGAATGAGTGGTGGAGTATATTTGTAATATGGATATAAGTAAGGAAATAGAGGAACAGGGTATAGGTAGGGTTATAGAGGGTTTAAAGGGTGTTATGAGTAAGGAGTGGGGGGATTGGAAGGTAGATGATGTGTTAGTAGTATGTGTTAGTCCTGACTATAGTGGTATAGTAGGGATGAGGGTGTTACATGGGTTAAGTAGAGATAGAGTTTTTCCTTATTATGATAGTGCTGATGTTTCTTTTCCTGATAGTGATGAGGAGTTTATTGAGGAGTGTAAGTTAGAGTTTAGGATATTGTTAGGTAAGTGGAGACGAAGTGTAAGTAAGATTGTTTTAGTTGAGGCTGGTATACTTACTGGGGGAAATTATACTTGGATGAGTAGGATGATAGATGAGTTTGGTTTTGAGAGACCTATTACTGTGGCATTGGTAGAGAGAGTACAATCTAAGTTTAAGTGTGATGTAGTTGGAATGTATTGTGAGGATATGCCTACTTTCTGGTGGGAAGAGGATAACAAGCATTGGGATGGAGTAGAGTAGTAGGGTAGTAGAGTAGTTGTGTGGATAAGTTAAAAGTAATAGAGCTCTCCCTTCCTTTTGTCTAACTTCATCGGCTTTTTAAGATGGTCTTTTAGGGGTATGTGTGGAAAACTTACCCAACTTAAGTTTAGATTTAGGGGTAGTTTTGGGGGGACTACAGGGGGGTAAGCTACTAAGTAGACAAAGGAAGGTAGAAAAGGGAGGAGTAGAGAGGAGAAAAGGAAAGAGTTGATTTAATTTCATTAGTTATTATATTTGTACTTAACTATAAGTATGAGGCAAAGATTACACTTAATGGGTAATGGTTATGCTGGAGAAATCCTAGACTTAATCATAATCGGTAAAAGTGTGATTAGTTATTTAAGTATTTATGATTATAGTATACTTAAGAATATGGCTCATACCCTTAATGGGGTGAGTTTAGTAGGAAACTTACTTACAGTTACAGATAGAAATGGTACATTTGAAACTACGATAGTAGGATTAAGTGACGTAAGAAACTTAGAACCCCGATTCCAAGAGAAGTATAGGACTGTAGCATATCTGATGTATGATGAATTGTTAGACTCAGGATACTTACTTACGGAAGAGGATGCAAGATTACTTATATAATGGCAACTAAAGAAACAAGAGTCTCCCAATTACCACTCGTAGGAAGTTTAGCTTCTAACGATAGGGTAGTTGTATTACAGAACGGGATAACTTCTTTGGCTGAAGTAACTACAGTTACACTAGCTGCATTTGTAGGTAAGACAAGTGATAATTTATCTGAGGGTGGAATCAATCAGTATTACACGAACACCAAGGTAAAAGACAAGGTGTTCCAGATGCTCCAAGCAGGAAGTAATATTACTCTTGGGTACAACAACGAAACAATCACAATAAACGCAACAGGAGATGTAAGAAGCGTCAACACAAAGACAGGATACGTCTCTTTGACTACTGATGATATCCCTGAAGGAACTCCTAAATACTTTACTGAGGAAAGGGTGGATGATAGGGTAGCAGCTTTACTTCAAGCAGGTACAAACGTTACCCTGACTTACGATGATAATCTAAACAGACTAACAATAAGCAGTACTGGTAATGTACGGTCTGTAAATACTTTAAGTGGTGATGTAGTTTTAACTAGTGATAACATCAGTCAAGGGTCAACAAATAAGTATTATTCAAGTACTTTGTTTGATAACTCGCTAGCAACAAAAGATACCACCAGTTTGTCGGAGGGAACTAATCTCTACTTTACTCAAGCTAGAGTTATAGCTTCTGCTTTGACGGGGTTTAGTAATGGAGCAGATGCACAAATATCTCCTACAGACACAATCTTACAAGCGTTTGGTAAAACCCAAACACAAATCACAACAACAAAAAATACCTTAACCAGTCACACAGGCAATACTTCTAATCCTCACAACGTCACTAAAGCACAAGTAGGATTAAGCAACGTAGCAAATGTCGACACTACGGTAGCCTCGAATATAGCAAGTGGCACCCTTTCTGATTCCCGTTTGTCTTCTAATGTAACTCTTCAAGGAAATACATTTAACGGAGTAAACCAGTTATTAAAATTAGATGGTTCAGGTAAACTCCCTGCAGTAGATGGTTCTCAGTTAACTGGATTGATTTCACAAATCGCTAATCTTTCAGACGTTCAACTCACAGACCTACAGATAGGACAAAGCTTATCTTACAACGGAACAAAGTGGGTCAACTCTGCTGTAACTGCAACTGTAAGACACGATTATCAAGGAGTATATTCTTACGTAGGAAGAGCACCTCAGTTAAGTTCTGAAGGAGCAAACGTTTGGAAGATAACAAGGATTCAAGTCCTTACGGACGGAAACATATTAATCACCCAGGCATTAAGTGCATCTTGGACTAACCGACTAACAAATACATATACATAATGGCAATCACATCAACAAACCCAACAATCGTAGACGGAGTAGAGTATCCTTTACTTCTAGTTAACTTAGCTATCTCTCCTCTAGTTCAAGAAGGAGGAATCATCGGAGCATCAGTTGCTATGCGTCTGACTCCTTACAGAGACTTAGGAGGAAACATCGAACAACTTCCAGACTACGCTAAGGCTGTTTCTTACTTCGATGTTTTTAAAGAAGCTGAATCAGATCCTGAAATTGCATCTGCCATTGAAAAGATCATGACAGGTCTTCAAGAATTTATTACTGATAAAGGTTTGTAACAGGTTATGGCGTTAAGGGTTGCAGTAGCTAATGGTAACTGGAGTAATCCAGCTATTTGGAACGGAGGAGTAATTCCCACTGTAGGAGATGTTGTTGCCTCTAATAACTTTACTGTAACTATTGATCAAAACATCAACGTAGATAGTATTACAAATACTGCACAATCTCCAATAAAAGTTACCCCTAACATGACAGGTTACACTACACCGAGTGGTATAGTGACTTCAAGTTCTGAATCTGGAACTGATAGAAGAGCTTGGCAAGCATTTGATGGTAACGGAGGAACTGTTGCTCAAGTCGCTACAGCAAATACAGGGTGGATTGCATACGAGTTTCCTTCTGCTATTGTCATTAACGGGTATTCATGGCTAACAGGTAGTGGTGAAAACCCAAGAGATTGGACATTTGAAGGGTGGAATGGTACAGCTTGGGTTGTTTTGCATACAGTAACAAACGGACCTACTAGTTCATATTTTAGTCCTCCAATTGGAAATAATACTGCTTATATAAGATATCGAATAAACGTCACTGTTACAAATACTACAGTAAATAGACCCCTTTGGTATGACATCAACTTATTTGAAAGATATTCTGAAACGGCAGCAGTAGCAGGAGGAACCTTTATACTTAATAACGGAGTAACTGTTACACTAACAGGAACAACATCAATTTCTCAAGGGTCGGTTACAGTCCTTACTGTTCCCGTTACCACAGGAAATACATCAACACTGATTGGAAATAATTTTGTTAGAGCAAACGTAAGTAATCAGCCTTTAATAGTTCTTTCAGGAGCAGGTACATTTAATGTTACTGGAACTATTGTAGCTACCTCAGCAAGTAGTCCAGGAATTACTATTACGGGCGTAAATAGTACTCTTAATTATACAGGAAGTATTAACGCTGGGGCAGGTGTTTCTTCTCACGGAATCAGTACAGATGTTGTTTGTACTATTAATCTTGTAGGTATTGCTACAGGAGGATACAGCTCAAATGGTGCAGTAGGATTAAGATTTAATTCCACGGGTGTATTTACCTTAGTTGGATCTGCTGTCGGTGGACCATACGGTAGTCACTATGGAGTATATTTAAATAATACAACAGCAACTATAACAGGAGATTTATATGGAGGTAATGGATATGATAGTACTAGTGTTGGACTACAAGCCGATAATAATGCAAATATTACTATGACTGGGGTTATGTATGGAAGACTTGCTTCAGCATTTAGAAGTTCGAGTAACATATACTTAAATCATTATGGTACAATCAATTGCACAGGTTTAGTTGGAATTGGTGGGTCGCAATCGAGTGTTGCTATATCTTCTACAGGAGCTAGTGCTATCCACATTTTAACAGGTCCGTTTATTTCTTCTCCTACAGGAATACAACCATTATATATATCTCGTATGCACTACAGAAGAACCATAGGTTCTTATTACGAGTTTAGAAACAACTCTACCAATGGAGCTTTACCTCCAGCTGCATCAGCTCCTGCTACTAAACTGGTAAGTCCAGATACAGTAGCTGATTCTCCTATTCCTGCAAACGTAAGACAAGGAACAGTTTATTCATTAGGTTCACAAACAGGCACAATGGTAGTACCTTCCCCCTCTAACGTAGCCAACAATGTACCTGTAGACAACACAGTAGGCACAGCAGTCCTTGACCCTAACGCTATATGGGCTGTCCCTTTGACTTCCATTAACACGCTTAATAGTATAGGAAGAAGAGTTAAAAACGCTGCTACGGTGGAGACTACTGGAGCACAAATTCAAACCACATTAAATAATAATCCATAATGGGACTAAGAGTAGCAGTCGCAACA